AAGAAGTGAGTATACAATATTATGTATCTAGTTATAAAAATGGGTTTTTAAATATCATCATTAATAAACTGAATAATCATGGTATTTATTTTTCATACACTCTACGTATCGCACATCTTGACAGCAACTATATTGTAAAAACACCAAATACAATTAAGATTACAAGTGTAAATGCACCTAACAAGTTTGACCAAGGAACGTTACCAGATTTAGATAACATATTTATGTAACTAATCATCGTTATCATTATAACCGTGCATTTTTGTGTTACTTACAATAGGAGGAAACTTCTTTTCAAGCTCTGTAACCCACCTTAAATCACTTGACAATAAAAGTGCTTGTGATAAACGTGCAATATCTTTCCAACAATGTTTATAATCATTATCTAAATCCCCAGAAAAATATACATCAATACCAATCCAAAGACGAATAAACTTAGCTACGTCTACACTTCGTACATTTCTATACAGTTCTTTTGGAATTGTAAATTCAAAATAAAGTAGATTTTCTATACTTACAGCTTCTTCAAACATAGTGGAGAGAATATCACTTTTACAGGCATCATTTAATGACATTATAAATACTCTGTTTCCTGGAGTAACATAATATTCACCTTGTTGGTCTACGTTTGTACAAGGATGGTGACATGATAATGGAAACTTGAGACCAACTGATCTTTCATACACTTTACTTTTTTCACAGTGTTGAAACACTGGATTTTCATATTTAGAATCTTGTGAAAATTGTGACATTTTATTATAATTGGTAATATGTTTAAATTAAAATTGAATCAAAACTAATCTAAATATATTCCGTTATTATAAGAAGGACAATGACATCAACAAAACCAGTTGTTCCATCAAGAATTTTGGGTATCCAGTTCAGTATTTTATCGCCAGAAGAGATTAGAAACTCTTCTGTTGCGGAAATTACTAGCCGTGATACCTATATAAATAACAAACCTGTGATTGGCGGTTTATTTGACCCTCGTATGGGTGTTCTTGAACCAGGTCTTATTTGTTTGACAGATGGACTTGATTATTTAAAGACGCCTGGTTATTTTGGACATATCGAGATGGCAAAACCTGTGTATTATATTCAATATTTACAAACAATTATAAAAATATTACGTTGTGTTTGTTTTAAGTGCAGTAAACTAAAAATATCCAAAGATACTTATAGCAACGCATTAAAGTTGACTGGAGATGCTAGATGGAAATACGTATTCTCAGTTGCAAGTGGAGTGAAACGTTGTGGTGATGAAACAGATTGTGGTTGTGGATGTGTGCAACCAAGAAAGATACAGAAGGAAGGATTGGCTACTATTGTTGCTGAATGGAAGCAACAAGATGGTAGCCCAATAGTTATAAAAATGACTCCTGAGATGGTGTTGAAAATATTTAAACGTATTTCAGACGAAGATGTTGCATTTATGGGTTTTAATCCTGTTTGGTCTAGACCTGATTGGATGATTTGTCAAGTATTGGCTGTTCCACCACCAGCTGTTCGTCCATCTGTTAAACACGATGCACAACAACGCAGTGAGGACGATTTGACTCATATTTATTGTAATATTATTAAGACAAATAAGACTTTGCAAGAAAAAATAAATAATAATGCATCTGGAAATATTATTGAAGATTGGGCAACTGTTTTGCAATACTATGTTGCTACGCAAGTAGACAATAAGATACCAGGTGTTGCATCTGTAGCTCAACGTTCTGGTCGTCCTTTAAAGTCAATCAAAGATAGATTGAATGGAAAGGGTGGACGAATGAGAGGTAATTTGATGGCAAAACGTGTAGATTTCAGTGCTCGTTCTGTTATTACAGCTGATCCAAATATTTCCATTCGTGAATTAGGTATTCCTATGAAGATTGCTAAGAATATTACCAAACCAGTGAAGGTAAATGAACGTAATCGTAATTTCCTAAGAAAGTTAGTGAATAATGGCCCGGATAAGTATCCAGGTGCTAAGATCTTGGAAAAGAAAAACGGTGATTCTATTACATTGAGATATGTTGACAAGTCTTCAATTGAGTTGGAAGATGGAGATATTGTGCACAGACATATGATGGATGGTGATCCTATCTTGTTTAATAGACAGCCTACGCTTCATAGAATGAGTATGATGTGTCATATTGCGAAAGTGATGTCCAAGGGTGATACCTTTCGCATGAATGTTGCGGACACAAAACCATACAATGCCGATCAATAATCAGACCATCGAGGTCGGCAACAGGGGGACTGAAAAGGTTGATACCCCCTAGTAAAGAATAAAGGAAACTAATTTAAGGAAATATAAGTATATTATATATGAGTGATACAAAACCAATAAGTGCGATACATAAAACTTGTAATACCTGCAATATTACAAAAGATTTCAACGAGTTTGTCAAAGATCGTATCATTTGCAAAGCATGCAATAACGAAAGGAGGAGAAATAAATACCATTCTGATGAAACACATCGTCAAAAACTAATTGACAGGGCGACATCTTTCAAGAAGACAAAAGTTATAGAAAGAAGAGCACAACGTCAATTAGAACAAGAAAAGATTGGTATTGAAAACAAAACCTGTAGATATTGCAATGAAATCAAACATCGAGATCGGTTTAGACATAACAGATTGAAATGCAGAGATTGTGAAAGAGATGAACCTGTGGAAAAGTTCAAACGATATGTACGAACACGTATTTATAATTGTTTGAAACATCACAAGGAAAAAAGCTCAATCGAATATCTCGGTTGTTCAACGAGCGAATACATTAACTGGATAATGAACTATGACAATCGTTATACGTTAGAGAATTATGGTTCAATATGGCATATTGATCATGTCATTCCAATATCCAAGTTCGATTTAGACGATCCCGAAGAACAACTTATGGCATTCAACTGGAGAAATACTATGCCGTTATCAGCAACTGAAAATCTTGCAAAATGTAACAGAATAGATAGCACACAAATCGTATCTCATTATACAATATTAAAAAAGTATCACAACTATAAAAATATACAACTTCCTAATAAATATTCCCACCTCTTTGCGACATACCTTGATGCTGGAATCCCCTTAGAGCCTTAACTACCACCCCATATTGGAAACATTATGGGGGATCTCGGTTAGCAGCCGAACCCGATGGTAATAATGTTAAGGATTGGGCAATCAGCAGTGTTACTAACTAAGTCCGTTATGATAGGATACGTTAGGCATTCAGAGACTGAACGGGTATGGGTGAACAATGATAGTCTAATCAACTTGAGTTTGCTTAAGATACAGTCCGTCCCCTTAGGAAACTTTGAGGATTATGACTGCATATATGCAGTCAACGTTCGATGGCGACGAGATGAATTTGCATATGCCTCAAGATGTGGAGGCAGAAACCGAACTGCGAACACTTGCAGCAGTTCCATATCAGATAATTAGTCCTGCCAATAATTCATCAATTATTGGTATTTATCAGGATTCAGCTCTTGGATGTTATCTGTTCACACGATCAAATGTTCAGTTTGATAAGCGTCGTGCAATGAACATATTGATGATGTCTACGAAGATTGATGAGACTAAGTTATTGGAAGAAGATAAGGTAAGTAATTTTGATATTTTGAGTCAAATTATGCCTCCAATGTCTTATAAGACAAAGAACAAGTGGCATAAGAGTGACGATGATATGAAAACAACGAATAATGTAGTGGAAATCGTAAATGGTAAATATGTGCGAGGTCAACTTGAGAAGACCATTATTGGTGGTGGAACAAAAGGTTTGATTCATCGTATTTGTAATGATTTTGGAAACTCTGCATCATCTGATTTTGTGGACGATATTCAAAATATTGTTACAGAGTATTTGTGTACATCTTCATTTAGTGTAGGTATTAGTGATTTGTTGTCTGATAAGAAGACAACGAATGAGATTTCAAAGGTTATTGAAAATAAGAAAAATAGTGTTAAGGATTTGATTGATCAAACTCAAATTGGTGTTTTTGAGAACAAGACAGGTAAGACAAACAAAGAAGAGTTTGAGACACAAGTCAACAATATATTGAATCAAGCTACATCTGAGTCTGGAAAGATTGGATTGGATAATTTATCTAAAAATAACCGTTTTGTTACTATGGTAAAAGCTGGTTCAAAAGGTTCTGATTTGAATATTTCATTTATGATCTCTTGTCTTGGACAACAGAATGTGGATGGAAAACGTATTCCTTATGGTTTTGAGAACCGAACTCTTCCTCATTTCAATAAATATGATGACAGTCCAAGTGCACGTGGTTTTGTAGAAAGTTCTTATATTAATGGACTAAGTCCACAAGAATTGTTCTTCCACGCTATGGGTGGTCGTGTTGGTTTGATTGATACTGCTGTAAAGACATCTACTACTGGTTATATCCAGAGAAGATTGATTAAAGGTATGGAGGATCTGATGGTATCTTACGATATGATGGTTCGCACAAACAAAGGAAAGATTGTTCAGTTCACTTATGGTGATGATAATTTCGATCCTATTCGTGTTGAAAACCAGCCTTTGGGATTAATCAATATGACTATTCAAGATATTTATGCTCATTATAGTATTCCAGAGGCAACTGGTAAGAAGAGTATAATGTCTAGTATTTATACAAAAAAGGCAAATGATCGTCATAAGAAACAACTTGGACAAATGTCTGATAAGAACAAGATGTATACTGATTATATGATTAAGATGCGCAACGAGATTGTAAAGAATGTATTCAAGTATAAGAATGAGATAAGTGTAAGTAGTCCAGTTGCGTTTTCCTATATTATCAACAACACATTAGGACAAATGAATATTACTGGTTCTTCGATTGTAGATATCACCATTTTGGAAGCATATGAAATGATTGAGGAAGGTTTTCGTGTTCTAGAAGGAATACGATGTGCTCCACCAAATGATTTGTTTAAGGTTTTGTATTACTTTAACTTATCACCATCCGTATTATTGTTTACAAAGAGAATGAACAAGACAGCTCTATCTCTATTGATTGAAACTATTGTTTTGTGTTATAAGAAAGCAATTGTAAATCCTGGAGAAATGGTTGGTATGATTGCTGCGCAAAGTATTGGTGAACCTACTACACAGATGACTTTAAATACCTTCCATTTTGCTGGTGTTGCATCTAAGTCTAATGTTACTCGTGGTGTGCCACGTATCGAAGAAATATTGTCTTTGTCATCTGAACCCAAGAACCCTTCATTGACTATTTATTTGAAGCCTGAAGATGAAGATGATCGTGAGCGTGCACAAACTGTAATGAATATGTTAGAGCATACTAGATTGAAGGATATTATCAAGAGTATCGATATTTGTTTTGATCCGGATGATATGAATACGAATATTGAAGAAGATAAGACAATGATTGAACAGTACTACGAGTTTGAAAAGATGGTTTCAGAGTGTAATGATAATGATGTTTCTGAAAGTGCAGAAAAGTCTAAGTGGATTATTAGAACAGAGTTAAACTCTGATGTAATGTTGGATAAGAATATTACGATGGAGGATGTAAACTTCACTATGAAAAATACTTATAATTCTGAGATTGATTGTGTCTATTCGGATTACAATTCTGATAAGTTGATATTCAGAATCCGTATGAATGAAATCTTGAAATCTAGTGGAAAGGATGCAAAAGGAAAGGGTAAGGTTCAATCTCTTGATCAATCTGATCATATTTACAAGTTGAAGAAGTTTCAAGAAGAGCTTATGGATAATATTGTATTACGTGGAACAAAGAAGATTGGTAAGGTTATTTTAAGAAAAGTGAAAAATAATATTTATGAGAAGAATGGTGTGTTTGAAAAGAAAGACATTTGGGTTCTTGATACTGTAGGGTCAAACCTAATTGATGTTTTGGCTTTAGATTATATTGATTTCACGAAAACATTTAGTAACGATATTATTGAGACTTATAATGTATTTGGTATTGAAGCAGCAAGACAAACTATTTATAATGAGCTTGTTGAAGTGATAGAGTTTGATGGCACTTACATTAATGCGCATCATTTGTGTTTGTTATGCGATAGAATGACATATACAACTAAAATGATATCCATCTTCCGACACGGTATCAATAATGATAATATTGGTCCTATTGCAAAAGCATCTTTTGAAGAAACACCAGAAATGTTTTTGAGAGCAGCACGTCACGGTGAATTAGATATGATGCATGGTGTATCAGCTAATATAATGTGTGGTCAAGAAGGTAAGTTTGGAACAAATAGTTTTAAGATTTATTTGGATATGAATGAAATGCAGAAAACAGAAGAAGCAGTTGAGTTTGACAATATGTCGGAACAGGAGAAGATTGAGGATATGTATACAAAGAAAGATACAACACAAGAATGTTCTTTGTCTAATTTGATGATACAAAACAATGTTAATAATATCAAAACTGTAGATATTGGTGGAGATGATGATTATAATCCAGGATTTTAGTGATTCTAGTATAAGCTTCTAGCTTTAATAAAAATAATAGTTAAAGATTTTATCATATTGTATATAGTAAAATCTTTATAGTATAAGTATATATTATGTCAGGAACATTTGCGACGTTGTGCGTAAACTTTTTAAAATGTCCGAGTATAAACTTGGATGTTTCTATATTTGATATGGATAAACAAACTGAGTTATATACAACTGCATCACCAAATGCATATATGTTTGTTCAAGATTATTTATATCCAATGATTCAACGCAAAAAACAGATAGTAGAAAATAATGACGTTGAGACTTATCTTACGAAATGTATTGTTTCAAAATACCGAGTCCTTATGGAATGTATGGATAAGGAAAATATTTTTACACCCGTAGATAATATGATTGCAAATAAAAAGTTTATAATGTCCACATTCTCTTATTGTCAGAAACATTATTTATCACTTGTTAAATTTTCCCAGATTGTGCGTGCTAGATATGCGAAGTTAATGAATACTGAAGATCTTATATTAATGCCATTAACAGAAACGGATCGAGATGTGTATACCTTATATGAAAAGAATGGTAAATATGTTTTTCGTGTGAATCAATTGTTACATATTGTTTTAAATGGAATAATTAATACTTATAATTTTTTTCCTGAGATAATAGCTATAAAGAATCCATATAACAATGTTGTGTTATCAAAGTCTGATCTGTATAACTTTTATTTTTTTGTAAAAATGAAAAATTATCATATTGATGAATTATTTCACGCTTATTTTCTTTCCCATTTTGATGATGATAATTATATAAGTAAATACGAGATATTGATACGTGACAGAACTATTGAAAATAGGATAAAAAAGGGTGATTATAAAAAACTTTATGCATATGTTTTACGTATGTTTACAGATTATAGAAATTGTATCAAAAAAATAAAAATATCGTTTGGATTTCCGAAAAAGGAGTTAGTTGAAATTATGAAACCATATCTTTCTTTGTATTTGTACAAGCTTAATTATGCAAGAGATTTTCCAAGGAGAAATGAAGCACACGAAACATTATCTACATGGTTGATGGAATTGGATAGAGTGAATCCAACTTTTGGTCAAAGAGTTGTGAAAGAATATGAAAATGGTAATTTACTTGTTAAATATGATGCAGGATATATTAGTCGTTCCCCTTATATTTATTACCAGCAACCAAGAGATAAATTATTGCGAAATACAATTACTTTATTGCCACAAGAAGATGAATTGTATAATACTATATCAAGAATACAAAGTACAGGTGTATTTGATGAAGATTATGATGGTGGCGGTCTTGAAGAAGATTTTGTAAGTGAATATTTTCGAACACGTGCATTTGTTCATCGTAGATTATTTTCAGAAATGGATACTGAAAATATGCGTATGCCATCTATTTTCAGTAGAAATGATATTTCTAATATTATAGTCTCTGGTTCAGGAATATTAGCACAAGAACTTCAAAATATGCAACAAGATATTGAAGCACAGTATCCTAGTTTACTTAATACATCAATACCACCTCCAAATTATGGAGGATCTCAATCCCAGTCACAGATACCAGCTTCTTTACTAACACCACAAAGGACAAGACTATTGCCAGTAACGAATAGAACGAATGAATACGATGAAAATGATGGAGATGATAGTGATGATAGCGATGATAGTGATGATGAAGACGATGAAGAAGATGAAGAAGATGAAGAAGATGAAGAGAATGAAGAGGAAAGTTTATTACTTCAACAAAATACGAATATAACTGTATCAAACGAAGTTCAATATATGCCTGTGCATAATGAAGACGCAAATGATGGATTTAGAACTCCTGAATCGTTTCATTCATCACTATACACTGATTCAAGAATATTTCCTGAAATTAATAATTCTGCGTCAAGTAATGATGAATCGCAAATATATCCCAGGCCTTATCCTCCTATTTCTCAGACTCAACCGGATAGGCCTATAAATACAAACACAACTACAAATGCAACTACAAACACAACTATTACACGACGTGTATGGTCACCACCTCTTGCTGGTAGTTCAAGATATCAACGTATTTCACAAAATGCTTCTTTTTCAGTTAGTGGTTCTAGTGAGTTTTTTACATCTACAACAAATCCATTTACTGTACATCCTATTGCACCTTGGAGAGGACAGGTTACTTCTGTATCAAGAGAAATGTTATATGATAATGAAACATATCAAAGAATGCTTGAAAGTATTAGAAGAGCTGGACGAGAATATTCACATCGTCAAGAAAGAGGTAGATTACAAACCTCACGTTTTGCAGAAAGAACTGGACAACATCCAATAAATGAAAATGTTCAAGAAGAAAGTGAAGAATCAGATACAGTTCCAGCACAATATGACTATGCAAGTGATGTTGAAAGTAGTGAAAGTAGTCATAATAGTCCTGTTACACGACATAATACACCAAGTTCAAATAATTTACAAGTTAGTAGAGATTCACAAAATAGAATTGTTGGGTCTAGCCTCATAAATATTGGGTCATTTGAAAGGAGATATGGTGGAAGATTATCAGAAGAACAATTGAATTATCTTGAACAAAGAATAAATGAATTACAAAGATCTACATATGAACAATATGGTTTTACCCAAGAACAATATGAAGAAATGCTAAACAGTGTGGGAGAAGATGATGGAGATACTGATTTATAAATCACATTTGCTAATTCATAAGTGAATATATAATCTCTTATGAATTTTACATCGTTTTTGAGTTTAATTTGTTTATTTAAATATTTTCATCCTCAGGATCTTGTCCACCATACATACCTTCAAGATCGTCACCACCATTAAATGGTTCAGGTCCTCCTGCTGTAAACTCTTCGTGTTCATCACCACCCGTCATTGGTTCAGGTTCAGCATCACCGCCAGTGAATTGTTCAAAAGATTCGGCAGGTAAGGAGTTGTGGCACATACTGTAAAGTAAACGAATTACGAAATATTGAACAGCAACGCCCAAAAGCATTAAAATCTTTCCTAAAAGATGTTTTTTCATGTATTCTTTCATACTCTTAGCTGCAATAGCTCCAAGGACAGTATCTACAATGGCTAATAATCCAATAATTACGTAGAAAACCATAATAAAGTAAAAGTAATCGCAATATTTGCGAGTAAAGTTAGGTTTGAGCATACTTTCAAGATCGGAACTCATTTTATATATTAACTAAATAAAATAGTTCGCATATAAATACTAAATAAATGGTTTGTTAGTAAATATCTATTTATCTATCATTTTCTTCCATTTCCTCGATTTCTTCATTTTCATTATCTGATTCTGAAGATGTTAATTGTTGAACTATTTTTAATTTTTTAGGAGTTCGTGTTTGCGTTTGCGTTTCATTATTGATCATATCTGATTCTTTTATTTCAATTGGTTCTACAATAGTTGTATCACTTTCTAATTTTTGTGTCATTCTTAATTTTTGTGGTATTTTCGTTTGCTCTATTTTTTTGGGGTTTTCCATATCATGAATACGAGGAACATTATCGTAATTAAATGCTATTTCATGCTGTGGTGCATTATACCCTATTGGGTTTACATTATCATATGCATTTACGATATTTGTATTATCAATGAGTAAACTATCCAAATTGTCAAAATACGAATCTTTCAATATACTTTGTGATAAAACAACTTCATTATTCGATAATTGAAACTTTATATCTGCAAATGTTAAAAACTGAGTTTTGTCTAACATATATGATCTTATTCTTACATATCGTATTAGTTGATCTGATATCTTTCGAATATAATTATCTTCGTTATCAACTTCTGGTGAAATAATATTTCTTTTTGGTATAACGATCATACATTTTTCTTTTCCAGATATACCATTTGAAATAATACACACTGGATTATTCGTAATACATTTTTCTTCATTTTGATGAATACAAGTAGATACTGATTGAAGTTTGGATATATCTAATTCATCAGAGAATATAACGGCTTTTTTCGATAATTCATTCACCTTTTCAGATACAATTTTCATTTTATCACTGTATATCATCCTATCGTCCTTTAATACTTTGTCGATCTCAGATCTCATATTTAAATTACTATAATCGTTCAATAATATACGCATTGTGTTTCTAAAAGCATTGAAAAAGTTTGTTTCTAGTTTTATTTTGTTTATGTATTCTTCTCTTTCTGTATCTATCGATGAACTATTCATTATTTTTTTATCAATAAATCCATTTGATATTCCAGATGATTTGTTTGTATAACCTTTGTGATTAATGATAGGTATATCATCATTTGTCATTGTTACATCTATTGGTTCAGATAAAAGAATGATCTGATCTGTAATAGTGATAAATCCAACTACTACTTCGTCTTCAACAAGTTTAAAGGCTGGTTGAATTGGAATTGTTCGGCTAAAATGTTCAATTACAGTGTTTATAAATTCAATTGTATCATCGTATGTGTTATAAATACTTTCGTCATCCATAAAAACATAATCATTAATTCCATATTTTAATGCAGCAGATGGATAACAAGGTATAAAACCAGTTTTATCATCTATTGAAACAACAAGACCAATCGTCTTAAAAGAAAAATTAACAACTTCTTTATGAATAACAAACTTAACTGATTCTTCAGATGACATCATTTTTGATTTTAACGTTGAATATAATGTATCTAAATGAATAGCGGAAGTAAATGTATAGTTTCGACGTAAATGATATAATGGACTACATTTTTTCTGATATATTGGATTGATAATTTTCACGAGCGCTGTTAATACAGAACTTGGTGTCATAGAAGGGCCAATTTCAGGTGTTTCGTGAGTACCTCCTAAAAAGTATTTTTGAAACTTTGCTTGATCTTCTTCTCTTTTAAATGAATATATGGGTTCATACACATTTTCTTTTTCAATTAAAAATACAGTTGGTTTTGAAACATTAAACAATGATGCAGAATAATGATTTGATGGACAAACAAGTTCTATATTTGTTGTAGAATCATCTTCTGGAATATGTAAGATTACTAGATTTATACCTTTTGGGTGAGATTCGTGAACATCTTTATCACACATAAAATCCCATAAATGTGTGTGATCTATAAAAGAGTCCTCGTTCTTTATGTATTGAATAAAACTCTCATAAGAGTTTACTATCATTTTAAACGTTTCAATATTATCTTCTTGATAAATAGGAGATGAACTATATTGACTAATATCTGTATTTTGAGTTTCAGATGCATTCATATTTGAAAAATTTGTTATTAAATTACCATTTTGATACTTTGCAAATCGTTCAATAGTTAATTTTTCAATAATATATTCTTTGAACTTCTCTAATTGCATTTTATTAGATGAGTTTTCATAAAACATTACATCTGCCATAGCTGTTAAAAATGATTGTTTTTCACTTTTATCTGCACCATGTCTCAACAATGCTAACATATTATTAGGTAATTGTGCATTTTTACCAACTAATTGATAGTCGCTGGTATATTCTTTGAAAAAATGTTGAACTTCTATTTGTAAAAATCCCCATCTTCCGCTTGTTAACGGGAATGTTTTTTGATCCATAATGTAAGCTGTTTCTGTTGATAATGGAATAGGAGCATCGTTTTTAACTCCTGTATTATCTATACCTTGTGTTTCTTGATCACTATTATCGGTTGGTTCCTTGACACACTCCATTCTTCGTTGTTTCTGAGTGCTATTTAAAGATACCGAACCGTCTCCACTTACTTTAAGTTTAAAACAACAAGGAATACATAATCCTTTTGGATGTTTATCAGATGGTAAAAATCCTGGATGTTGAGGTGCATATGATCCATCACTTCCTTGTCTTCCTTTTCCTGAGAACTCATATACAAAATTACCATCATCTTTCACTTTATCTTGATTTTTCGGTATAATACCTCCACACGTTGGATGTTCTAAAATAGGTTTTCCTTTTTCATCAAACATAGGTTCGCCGTTTTCATCTTTCTTTTGTACCATTTCATCAGGGTGAATAAACTGATTTGTTTTTAAACACCAATATCTTGGACAAACATATACATATTCTTTTTCAGGTGTTACACCGTAAGTAACACCATAAAGATGATCTAATTGTGTATTTTTATGAATAATTTCTTGTTTTTCTTTTTCAGTAAGTGTATCATAATTTTCTTGTCCAAATCTTTCAATAATTCCATCTTTTTCAGTTGAAATCATATCTTTATATTCATCTTTTGTTAGCACAATTGGTTGTCTTCCATATGCACCATCGCATAAACGAGAATATCTATCATAAGTACCAACTGTTTTTTTCAAAAATAATTCTGGTGCAGCTGCTTCCATAGCTTCCATAAATGGGCTTGGTTTTTTTAGTTTCATACCAACTGGATTATTTCCTCCAAATTGTTGACTATCATCATTGTCATCTGCATCTTCATCTTCGTTTTCAACATCAGATTCAAAATCAGAATATGTCTCACTTTCATTTCCATCACCATACAATAACGCAAGGGCATTTGTACCTTCTTGAACTTGATCACCTGGAACATAATCGGTAAATGATACAGGAACTGCATCAACTTCTGAGTCTTCAATTACTTCTTCATCAACAATTTGTAATTTGTCGTTTACAGTAAACATTTCGTCTTTTGATGACAATATTTCTTCACCTTTTATGTTTTCATTTTCAACAAGTCTACATATTTCATTTATATTTGTAAATGTTGATGATACAGAAGCATAATTAAAAAGTAGATGAAAAAGACTATCTATATAAATTTCGATGAACTCGATATAGTAAATGTTATCAATACCCGAAATAGTTAATTGTAATTTATTTTCACTACGTAATCCTTTTTTTGTAATGTCTAAAATTTTTGTGTAAAATCCTGGGTTATTTCGAATACGTGCTATTTTTGATCCAATATTTCCTGTTTCAAGTGTAAGTTGTGCTGCAACAGTTGCAATAGAATCCCTAGCTGTGGATTCATCAATATTGTAATTTGACATTAATCCTTCGATTAATTGTAATCCGTGTAATCCATCTTTTCTTTTTAAGTTTTCAATTGTGTATGCTTCAATGCTAGTCATTTTGTTGAAATTAGATACTTTTCTGTATCGCATCTCGATAATATTGGAAGTATTGTCACTCAAACTTGTATTGTTTACAACAAAAATAGGAGTGACACATTTTTTAATTGGTTCTATATCTACTTTTGTTAATTCATCATTTACAATAATTTCAGAAGCATATTCAATATGAACTATTTCAATAAGTTCGTGATATAAACTGGTAAACTTTTCGAAAATATAACCACTTTGAGAAAAGAAATCGTAAATATATTCGATAACGGGATTTATGTATTGTAAAACAATATCTGTAATTTCTTGTAATTCTCTAGGGGTTTGACTTTTCATGTATACCAATATGTCACCGTTTTCTTGAAAATCACAAGAGAGATATACATCTTTATCTGTATTAAAAAACACACTTACACCCTTATTCTTTCCAAGAGTATTTATGAGCGAATTAATAGTTTGTTTGGATAACAATGGAATAACACGATTATTTTTTGATTTTTCAGATCCATAAAGTTTATAGTTGTTTTCGTTTTTTGTAGAAGGGTTTATTTTTATCATAGGCATTGTTTCACTTGCAGGTATTAATTTGAAAAGAGTATCAAGAGGTATTTTCAAAGAAAATTTTTGATGAATAAACATTTTTATTTCAACAACTCCCTTGTTTGCGTATGTAAATACCGCATTACCAATATTTGTTTTGTGTATTTCGTGTAACATATTTTCTTTTACAAATGTATTTTTTGTTTCTTCATTCATTATTGTTTCTGTATTTTTTAACAATACATCACGTTGTGTTTGCAAATCGGAAAGAGATTTGATATTGTTTTTGGAAAGTAGTGGAAAATATACATTTAGTAAATAATCATCGCTTAGATTATCGCCTACTTTATTTGTTAAGACATCTTGTGCAAAACACACGTATATGTTGTTATTCAGTATATCACCGTTTTCTAAAAGTAAATTGTTGTTTGTTGTAGAGAGTGAGTTAAAAGATCCGCTATTCAAAATCGTGTCATAATGTTGTAGATCATATGGGTTATATGAAAACGGATAATTTCCTGTCTTTATGAACATTCGTTGTCCCAACATAAGAAGTGTATTCACATCTTTATGAAAAATATCAAAAGAAAGAAGATCGTCATATGAATAAGATTCTTTGGGATTATTTATTTCAAACGGGATTTGAGAAAAAATATGTGTTTGTTTGAAGTTTTGTAAAGAGTTTTCTAATCTTTCGTGTGTAAGCTTTATGCGTTTGTTTTGTGTTAATGAATTATAAAAATCTTCAGGTGTTAGTTTTTTTTGCTTAGAACAAAATAAATAAAGTTCTTCAATTGCAACTTTTCTAGATGCAATTTTTTCAGTGACTTGTAATAATTTTATTTTTATGGAAACAATACTGTCGTCAGCATTAATTTTTTCATTTACAAATATGATGGGTATATTTTGTCTCTTAATAAAATCAAGTTCATTATCGTTAAATACTGAGGTTCCTGACTCAGGGTCAACAAACAATTCGTCTTTTGGATTATTTATGAATGCGTCATTTAGTTGTTCAGATGATAACTCGTTATTACCAAAAAACACAATGATCTTGGATAATGTGTTTTTATTTATCATCAAGTTACATTTGTATATTGGATTTAGTTTGTTCATGTATATATTTTACCAAGATTTTTATCGCTATTATATATCTAATTATTGACTAACTTAGCTTTCATTTATTTTGTTTTTATATAATATACAAATGGTCAGTGTTCAAAAAGATGTTTCTACACTAGCATTGTCATATATTCTTGCATTTGGTTTTACTACAGTTTTTATTGTGTATATAATTAATTTACCTGGACTTTTAACAAACCAACAAAACTTAGTAGATGAGTATTACAAAGTAAATTTTTTGAAGATGATACCTTTCGATATGTTTTTGGTATTGTTGTATATCCTTGCTGCACAACTTATTATTTACTTTATGGATATTCAAGAAATGCTTTTAAAAACCTTTATTGTCGTATTAACTACTGCAGCTATTTCAGGTATGTTTTATATTGGATACATACAAGCTCCAATGAAAACATCATCTTTCTTTTCTCGTTGGTTCCATTCAGCAGGACTATCTGCTGTTGCATATGATATGATATATGTTCCCATCGTTTATATCGTAACAGTTTTACTTTTAACAGAACATATTTATGCCGTAAAAGTTGGAAAAGATACTTATAAAGATAAATAAATATTTATTACCATAGTATGGTGTATATATAATAAATATTTATAGGATAGATATAGTGTAATTATTATGGAATAAATAATCTCTTTTAGTAGATTAGTATTATACTCACAAAAAAATGAGTTTTGTGTCAATACGTAAGCTAAAACGAGGTCGTAGTGATAGCAAAGGAGAAATGGATGATGGATATGAATTTGAACTAGAAGAGAGATTTCGAACCAGTGTTCGAATTTACATTCAGAATTTGATATCTAAAAAACTTATCTCTTCTGATATCTACTTTGAAATTCTCGATAGAGGTGTTGATGACAGGATAATTACGAGAAAAATGAATAAAGGTATTTCTTCAATCTACAATTTTTACGAAGAAAGAAGATTGTGTTCATACTACATTTCAAAACAAAAACAATTTGAAAAAAAAACCTTTTTACAAATTACAGATGATGCTAAAAATAACGGTATACTGGGAAAGAGACAACATCCGTTTTTTATTGATTTGGTGATTAATAATATTATTAGTTACATTGTTCGTTAATGCGATACTTGCAAAAATAATTTAAGTTGTCATAGTTGCATTTAAATTATTTATAGATGTTTTGTTTTTATTCGTGTTCTATTGGTGTTGTATTCAATAACGATACCATTAAAATAATAATGATCACAAGTCCAACAATAATTATGACGTACCCCATTTTATTCTCTTGATCGGTTTATATATTCTACTTCTTTATTTGTATCTATTCTATATCTCCCAAAATCAATTTTTAATTTGTATCCGCTATTAATGATCGTAATAAGGATTATCTGAAATAGTCATACCACAATACGTTTGATTATCTTCTTTATAATTTTTGGGATCATGAAATCCCATTTTTTTGGCTTCTTGTAAAAGAAACTTGAAATTAGTCCAAAACTCATCATTGTGACCCACACTGATTGACATTACGTGACTTAGTTCGTGAAGGTATACAAAAGTTAACGTATGATCATCAATTAATTGTTCACTATGTTTTGTTCGACCTAAACAAAATGCCATTTTTTCACCTTTGTTTTCACTATATGCTGTAAGTTTGCTTGTGGGTAAAGTTTCTTGTACCTTTTTTGGGTCGTATTTTTTATATAAACGAATGACACGTTTATCGGAAGGATGACTAGAATGTAGTTTTTTTACAAAATCTGTCATTTTGTTTGTTGTAGATGCAAGTAAATCTGCTGATTCTTTTAATTTCAATCTATTACGCACACAGTATTTCTTTCCATCAACATCGGAAATAATGCATTTTAAATTGAATACTTCGCTTTCTTGATATATTTTTAAAGACGCAATAATCATAAAAATGAGAATTGTATAAAAAAGAAGATCTTCTTTAACTATTTCTGATATCATGAGTGTTGTATATTATATGCATCGAAGATATAATATACAAATAAGTAATTTGTTACTTAACATATTCAAATCATACTTGTTTAAGCACAGATACCTTTTCTGTGGGTATCGGGTTCAATAGTAGATTGATTCCAAGGACCAACTTGAGCACGGGGGTTAGCAACTTCTCCACGAAGTTGTAAGTTAGAGTTTCTCAAAGGAGCATCACTTCCTCCACTTCCAATATGGTGTCCAGCACTCAAAAGAGAACTATTATTTAAATCAGCACTGTTAGGAGCAAGATCAGCAAAAGAACTGTTGGAATCAGTAGGTAAAAGATCAGCAGGGTTTTGGATAGATTTGGATTGTAAATCAGATCCAGATAATTCAGCAGGATTAATTTCACCTGTGAAACCTTCCATATCACCTTCGTTTCCTCCAGCCATATTATCCATCTCCTCAGGAGCTTCCATATCACCTTCTTCTCCTCCGATCATTCCTTCTTCGTCAGTAGATTTTCCAGTGAAGTAGTCAGACATTGTCCCCACAACTAGTGCAACTAATAAAAGTATAATAAGGACTCCAAGACCGTAGTCGGACATTAGTTTTTTGAAACTGGCCATTATATAAATTACTAATAATAAAATTTATATAATTGGTTGTATTATCAGTTATAAATGTGTGATTTTCCTAAAATAATTCGATAGTTACTAAAGTAATTATATCAATTACATTTCTTCTGACACTTGTTGCTCCTTGTTTGCGGATTCTTCCTTCTCTTCTGATTTAGATGTTTCCAACGTAACATTTTCATCATCTGTACTTTCAGAAATAGATTCTTGTTTTAGTATAACACTCGATTGTTCAAGATCTTTTGACTTTAAATGAGGTTCGCTTGAACTCTTAATTATTTTTTCAACGTCTTCGGCCGAAATGTTCGTTTGTCTTTCTAAAATAGGACGGTCTAAACTACCAGTTGGTATTTCAGATGGGAATTCAAACCCATCTTTTGATACTTCTGAGGATTCATTAACATTTGTAGAAATTGTTGCGGGTTTAAATATTTGTGAATAATCAGCATTTGTTTCATTAGGAAGTGAAAAAACATATTCGCTTAATTTGGCGTGTGTTTCCATAACAAAACTTTGTAAAGACAAAATAGTATTTTTCATAGTATTCATATCTTCCAAAACAGTGCTTACATTTTCATTATTTGCTAAAGCCATATCCAACTTGTTTTTAATATCTCCGTCTAAACTATTTTCCACACTTTGATTTTGATTATGGGTAATCACAGCAATTTTTGTTTCTAAACTTTCAAGTCTATTTACAATATCTTGAAAGACATCTGCATCTACTGCAAACTTTCCTTCCATTTGTTCAATTATACTGCTATCATCATTTCCACCCTCAGATTTAGATTTTAAAGTTGTTTCTAAAACATCGATTCTATTTCCAAGAAGTTGAATAGCCTGTGGAATAGAAATCTTGGTAGGTGGGGCTGCAGGAATAACACCAGGTGGAACCATAGATCCATTATTGGATTCTTGATAAGGAACACTTGGGCTTTGTGTATTTTGGCCGGCTTTTCTGTTTCTAGCTGATGCAAGAGCTCTTGATGCACTCATCTATTTTAATTGTGGTGTTATTTTTAATATATTTCAACGCATATATTTATTATTCTTTCTATATTTATTTCTTTATATAGATCATATGGAAACCGAAGATATTGAAAAATCCACTGAAACATTTTTTCAACATGTGTTTAATTTCAATGATGAGTCTAAGAAAGAAATGTTGAATATTGCTCAATATACTGTGGTCGCATTAATTCCTATTGTGATTCTTAATAAAGTTATGCAAAAGTTTGTTCCTGAAGCTGATGATGAAAAAGGAAGTGTTGAACTTTTAGCAGAAGTTCTTATTCAAGTAATTATCATGTTTTTAGGCATATTGATTGTACATAGAATTATTACTTTTGTTCCAACATACAGCGGACTTAAATATGAAAAGATATCCATTACTCAAATTGTTCTTGCTGTATTAATGATCACATTAAGTCTTCAAACCAAACTTGGTGAGAAAATAAGTATATTATACGACAGAGTATTTGAATTAATAATGGGACGAAAAGAAGGAATGGAGAACGAGGAAGAAGAAGAAAAAGGAAAGAAGAAAGGTAAGGACTATTCTAAAATGACACAAAAGGGTCAAATGAATACTCCTCTTCAAAATGCAAGCACTCCTGGTTTGTCTATTACTGGAGGTATGCAACCACCACGATCTGAACCTATTCCACCAAATGGTTCTACTGCTTTGCGTGATTTACCTAATTCTGTTCAACAACAACAACCTGATATGGGAGGTAATGGTGGTGAAATTATGGCAGCCAATGACGCTCTTGGAGGTGGTTTCGGTGGATTTGCAGGATTTTAAGAAATGGATGAATAAAATTGAGTTAAATATAATACTGGTAATTATATTTAATAAAGATGAACGTAGAAGAACTTGTAAAAGCGTGTGAAAATGAAAATAATAAACATATACTCGAATTAACAAATGATAAAATATTGCAAACGAAAGTAGACATTATTGCTGAGTTACCAATTGAAGAAGAAGACAAAATACATCTAGGTGAAAAGCTAGAGGAATACATGTATGTCGATGAAATACATGAATTAAAAAGTGGATCTTACCTTCGTTGGATTAATATCAGTGATTCAGACAACATATTTATTACAAATGGTGCTATATTTTGTGAAATCGTATTTACAGATTTCGGCACTTGTTTAAGAATGCGTAATTTTAGAAAACGGTATTTTGAAATAAAAATGGATGATGTTATCCTTTTTCAAAAGCTTACGGAACAAGAAAAAATATTGTTGTATGCATTGTCATACATCAGTAAATAAATAATTAAATAACATTTATCTATTTGCCTTTCTGGATTCATTTTTTTTAACATTGACTGATGATTTTGTCTTTGATTTTGATTTTGTCTTTGATTTTGATTTTGTTTTTGATACCTTATTGATTGGTTTTTTTAATGTAACATTTCTTTTTGGTTTTTTACATTTAAAATTACCACGTGTGTAGCCTTTACGATTAACAATCGATTCTGTGCAAATACCAATTGCTCTAGTCTCATCTATTTTTGGTTCTTTTTTAGGAGAAGATACCTTTTTAATGCAACTACACAGTTTTTGTGTAATGATTTTTTCGGCATTTTTCTTAATTAATTTATTTGATCCTGGAATAGGAAGTTTATAAAATTTTAGTATATCTTTATAATCTTCTACAGTCATATCTGTATATTCCATATTTAGTATTGCCGTAACTAATATAGAACAATAATAAATTTTTATATTAAAAATATTTCCAAACTGTATGGAGAAACTAAAAGAGAGAAGAGAAATACTTCAAAAGTTGAGGGCTGAAGTATTAAAAAGATTAGAATCTGTTGAAGATGATATAAAAAAATCAAACGATAATATTAACAAGTTTTGTGAGAGATCAAATAACGGTCATGTCATGATACAAGAAGTTGAGCCAGGTATGTATGGAGAAACATTTTATGTTTGTAAACACTGTGGTTTTCCGTTTGGTTAATAACTAATCTTTATGTATATTAGTATTATGAGTCCAAACACAAAAAAGGTGGTTGTATTTGATCTTGATGAAACATTAGGACATTTTTATTCAATTCGACTATTATGGGACGCAATTCATTATTTTATAACTTATAACAAAATTAATTATACGCCTGGACAAAAGGATTTTAATTATTTAATGGATGCATTTTCTGAAACACTTAGACCCGGAATTGTAGAAATGTTATCAGATTTGAAAGGTAAGAAAAAACTTAATAAATGTAAAGGCGTTATGGTTTACACAAACAATAGATATCCTAAAAATTGGGTTGATCTAATTACAGGATATTTTAAGACTAAATTAGATTCTGATATTTTTAATAGAGTTATACTTGCATTTAAGTTAAATGGTGTTATTCAAGAAAAACACAGAACTTCAAGCGAAAAAAAATACTCAGATTTCTTAAAATGTTGTAAATTACCAGATGACATAGAAGTATGTTACTTTGATGATGTTGATTATCCAGGAATGAGGGATGAAAATGTTTATTATGTAAAAGTAAAGCCATACTTTTATACATATACAAAACCTGACATAGTAAAAAAATTATTTGATTCTGTTCTTATGGACAACATTTTGAAAACAGAAGAAAATAAGAAAATATTTATTACATACGTTTTAAAATATTTAGGTATGGAGAAGTATGGGTTTGGAAAAAAACAACTTGGTGAAATAAGATTAGACGACATTGTATCTAAGCGTATGAAAACACATTTGAAACTGTTTTTTGATTAATTGAATAATTTAGTTATTGATGTAATTATGATTTAAGAGTAATTACATCAGTTATGTATTAATGACACACATTAGAAGGTTGCATAAAGATGATTACTATAACGGATATTTGCATTTACTTGCGAGTGGATTTACACTAGATCCAGACACAATTTCACTGAAACAGTTTGGAGATTATGTTGATAATCTGAATCATTCCGACACATTTTGTGGAAGTAATATTAACCAGCATATATTTGTAATTGACGACTTGTCTTCAGTAAGAAGAGGTGGATCTATAACAGATACTGTCGTAAGCTCGAAAATAGTTGCGTCTGCTACTGTAAATATACATAATGTATTGATCCACAATATGAACAAGGTTGCACATATTGAAGATGTAGTTGTTGATTCTACAATGAGAGGTCGTGGATTGGGAAAAGAGATAATCGATTATTGTGTAAAATATTCTAGAGAACAAGGTTGTTACAAATGTATTTTGAACTGTAGTTTAGATAACGTTAAATTTTACGAAAAATGTGGAACTGAATATGGTGGATTTCAAAAGAATGGTACACATATGTCTATTTACTATAAATAACCTTGTAATTACACATTTTTACATTTTGTATTTCCAAGTATAAAAGTTACATAATCAAAAGTTTTCTTGTGATCACGTTTTTGTTTTTGAAAATATAACATAAACCCGGCAATTGTAATTAGAGATGCTACCACAAATAGATAGTTTGTTGCTGATAAGAGTGTGTTTGTATAATATTCATTTAATGGGTCATCATCCTTTTTATTATTGTAGTATTCTGCAAAATTTTTACATAAAAGTATTATGAACAGAATAAAGAATACTGTAATGGTGAATGGAAGTTCCATTTTATTGAATAGAACGTAGAACACCCAAATAGCTACAGAACGTAGAAAAACAATGATTGGATGTTCATTAAAATGTGCATCTGCTACACCAAGTGAAAAGTAGATTAGTAAGACAATGAGTATGTTTTTTGCATACATATTATTGGAAAGAAGAGCTTGAGATTGACAACTAAGTGTTTCTGCTAGAAAATTACCACCTACTGCAGTGATAATTAAAAAGATACCGATGATCATATTCATTTTTCTTAAATCTATTGATTTATGAGGAGTTCCTGTAGACGAGAAGGTTGGTGGTAAATTGTTATTCATATCAGTATTGATATTTCCGTCCATATATGAATCTTTGGATAATCCTAATTTATATATCTTGCTCATTAGAAAAGTAGCCTCTTATATTATCGTATTAAAATATTATTATCTACAATTGTTGTATTTCCGTAATCTCTCATCCACTTATTGTAGAAAAATATAGGTTGATCTGCTTTGTAACTATTTATATATTGTTTACCATATTTCATTGTATATTTTTTTTGTTCCATTATTTGATTTAAATCTTGACTGAATATTTTATGACTAAGTATGTTCATAATAGGAGTAAGTAGAAAAACAATATTATCTGCTGTATATTTTTGAAGTTTGTTTTTACAAGGAATAAACAAATTAGATACAAACTTACTTTTTATTTCACTAACAGGTATAACGAAAGCACAAACATTAAACATTTCACCTACTGTAAATTTTACAGTATATGGTGCTAAAAATGTAAAATCTGCATTTGTTAAACTAAATGAAAACCCTGTTTCATTAAAATATGATACTTTACAACTTTTTTCTGTGATCACAGGTAAAGGGTTGTATCTATCTATCTGTGGTACAATTTTGTGGTGAACATGACTGAAATGTAACGAATCAAAACTATTTTCAAATAATAAATCTGCAGGACAGTCTACTTCTAGAAAATACCAGTTTGTTCTATGCATTGTTTTTAAAAAATCACCTACGACATCTATATCTTTTTCGTCGTTGTCTGTTAGCCACAATAACCCGTGTTTTTCAATAATCGTATATGAATCTAATTTATATTTCAATAATTTTTCACTAGAAGGCATATGAACACAAGTGCCACAACCATTATATTCTAATCCGTGATAACCACATTTTATATCACCGTTTTTAGTAATAACGCCTTTTGATAAAGATGCTTGACGATGTAAACACATATCATCTGTGCTTGACCATTTTTTATTTACGTTATCCCACCACACAACCAAGTTCTTATTTAGGATTTCAACCTTATGTGGTTTATTTTTATTTGGAATTCGAGAAATAGGAATGAACAATGAATTAATATTTCCAATCAACAGTAAACCTGTAAAAATAACATTCAACAACATATAAATTTGTTGAATATTATAAACTTTTCATTTATACACATATTCATTAAAACTACTTCATATCTTTTGACGTAAGAACGTAACCCCAATGTTGTAGCACCTGTCGTATTTTAGGTGAAATACTGTAATCTTTCAAACCTTTTGTGATGTTTCCTCGAGATTTCTTTTTTATAAGATTAATTAGAAACTTTCTAAATCTTCCATTTTGACCAGCTAAAGATTTCCAACGACCTACTTGTCTCTCGTCGTCTGGACTTCTTTTTCCCATATAAAAATCACAATACCATTGAAACCATCCATATGGATGATACTTAGTGATCCAGCCTTTATCTTCCCAAAATTGTAAAGATGTTCCTACACGCACACCATATTTATTTTTTTTGATATCATATTCTGATGATGTTAAATGATCTTTGGGAATACCTTCCCACCAGGAATCAGGATATTTTTTATGTTGGTTTTTTAGATTCTTCTTTAGGACACTCGAATAAATAGGTCTCCAATAGGTACCGCCAAAACTTCCTAATTCAAATACTTTTCTAGGTGAAAGATTTGGACGAAAGTCTGGAAAATCTTCAAAAAAATACGTTCCATTTCTTTTTGTTGGTTTGGTGTTGTATGACTTCTTAGACTTACTATTTTTCTGTGTTGTTTTCTTTCCCTTCGATTTGGATTTATTATTTTTTTTTGTTTTTGCCATTGTTAGTTTATATCAAGATAAAATAATACTCCGGGTGTATATGAATAAATTAGATATGAAAAGAACAGAGGACGGATTTGATATTTCTTTTATGGTTCATAATTCAAATTTCCTAATATCTAAACTATTGAATTATACTATTCTTGGTGAAATGACGTTCCAAGTGAATAAAGAAGATTTGATTGATGGTTATGATATGGAAATAGACTATGAAGATGATGCATGTGGTGAAGATGGGGTTGCTAATGCTCAACTTGTTTTCAAACATTTATTTCGAGATATAGGTATACCACAATTTTATCACTATATGAAAGTCTACAAGGTTCATAATGGTTCTTACACGACATTTAAATGTGTTACTAAAAAAGATATGCCGATACCAGAAGGAGTAGGTAATAGACGATATGCATCCCTTCTTCCTATTGATTTAATGAATGTTCAATGTATTCACAAAGACAAACATACCATAGAATGCAAAGTTGAAATAAAATTAAACCCAACTTTTCCTCTTATGGATGTCCACGAACAAATATTGAAAACAGTGTCCAAGAAAATATTCAAAAAAACCAAAAGATTTATTGAAAGTGCAAAGTCACTATAAAAAGAATTGAAACGTGCTCACTGAAAATATACATTGGCAGTGAATAGCAAGTGATATGTCAAGAACAATGAAGCCAATGAACCTAGTTACCAAGTCTGAGAAGGATATGTGGAGGGAAATGAAGCAGGAACTTAGAGCGATGGAAAGATATCATTTTAAGAAGCAATATTATCCTCATAATATGGACGAGTATGATAATTTAGTTAAGACTGTACAGAGTGAATATAGAGAAAAGCTTAACAAAATGGTTTCTGAAAGAGAGGAGAATGAGCGTGCTGAAGAGAGGAAGCAGCTTGAACAAGATGCCGTAGAGGGTCTTCTCAAGTTGGCAAAAACAAAGAACGAGCTTTCTAGACGCAGGGAGAGATATGCTGCTAGAAAGGCAGCCGCTTTCATCGAAAAGGATGTCGATCAGCGTAATTACGAGAAGGGACTCCGTAGATCCGGAAGAATCGCAAGTAAGAATATGAAGAGTATGTAAATAGATCCATCATTTAACAATTTATCCATTATTAAAATCCTGTAATATAAAATTAACTAAATCAGTTATTTTTATTGCGACAAATAATATAAACCTTTTGTTACATGATTTGAATATATGAGCACATTTATAGATTCTTTCATAGACGGAATATTAACAACTTGTTTTTATATACGTATTCTGTCATCATTCATCACAACTGGACTTTACACTATGTATACCGATAAGTGTTTTCGCTCATTTTTTTTGAGATTTTGTATATCAATGTCCAAAACGGATGTACTATTTGTAAAGATGATGCAAGCTATTTCATACAATAATCAATTTATTGATAACAAACTTCACGATGAGATTACACGTTTTACAGATGAAGTTCCATATGGTATCTGGGATTATGATCACACAACCATTAATTATATAAAGTATAATACTCCATTTACATTTGATGATGTGAAACCTATGAAAGCTGGAATGATTTCCCTAGTGTATTCTCTGTATCACACAGAAACAAACAAAAGGTATATTTTAAAGGTAAAGCGAAAGAATATTGAGACACGGTTAAACCAAAGCATTAAACACATGAATGGTCTTATTAATATAGTTACTATTTTTACACAGTATTTTATGAGTGTTGAAATTAACAATACTATGAAACGACATTTGTCTATGTTGATGGAACAACTTGATTTTGAAAATGAAATAAGAAACACAAAGAAATCTGCTGAAAATTTTAAAAATGTTTCTTATGTTCGTATTCCAGAAATTTATGATGATTATACTCCACCAGGAAATAATTCTATTATAATGGAAAAAATACCAGGTGTTTCTTTATCGGAAGTGTCAAAGGATGATTATCAAATATATTGTGATCTTATTGCAAAACACGGTTTTGTTGGTGTTATTGTTCACGGATTTACACATGGAGATTTTCATGCTGGAAATATATTATTTATTAAGAATCCAAAAAATAACGAGGATGGATATGATGAATATCAAATTGGTGTGATTGATTTTGGACTTGTGATTACAATTTCTGAAAAGTTTCGAGCTGTTATGTATGATGTAAATACAAAATGGTCAAAAATAGACAAGTATGCAGATAAAATTGTACACGATTACTTGAACGTTGCTATTTATCCTAATGGGTTTATGGAATATGCAGAACCGCAATTAGCCAATCGGTTAAATAGTGATTTATCGAAGGTAATTAAAGAGGTTGCATTAAATGCTACAAATGACAATTTGATTTCTAATGTATTTGATGGATTTACAGCGTTGAATGACATATTGATGTCTGATACAGTAAAACAATATAATGTAAAAATGAGCGATGATTTTGTTGGTATTCAAGTAGCTTTGTCAATGACAAATAGTGTTTCTATGAAATTGTGTATTGATGATTACAAAGTATTAACAGACAGATTAATGAAAGAATTATTTCCATCGGATCTTTTAACAGAGGATCAATCAGATGATGAAAGTTAATATAGGTAAAATATTATTTAATATTATGTTATTGTATATTAATAAATAACATAATGAAACATGATACAAAGAAGAAATCTGGTAAGACACAAAAAATAAAAAGGAATCAACATAAGCGTAATAGTAATGCAAAAAAGAACAAAGTAAAGACTGGTAAAAATAGAAACAGTATAGATATTGAAAAAGATGATTTGATAGCTAGAAAAGGTGGGAATCTTTTTAATTTTAATTTTAGTTCTTTACAAGGCAATGAAAGTGGTGATTCTGTGATTTTTAAAAATCAACCTATTAAATCCGCAGAAGATTTTGGAAGCGAAATTACAACAGCAGACGGTAGTTCAGATGGATGTTTGTTTTTCAATAATGATATTTTTACTGGAACGAAATCTATTGAAGAGACTATTTCTCTCCATAATCCAAATTTAATTTCTAATATTCTTCTCGATTCGAAACAATCAAAATATTTAAAAGATTTGTTTGATCAATACGATACCACGAAGACTGGTATGTTAGTTAAAGGAGTTGATTTTGTAGACGACAATGAAGTTTTTATGTTGTTATATCAAGGTTTGAAAAGTCCACCAATTAATTTGTTATTGAATGATGATGATAAATACGAAGAAAGTGAATTAACTGATTTTAAAAATAGTATTTTTTCAGAAGAACTTCCATTAATTTCGTCTCAACCTCCGGTAACAGTAATTAAGTATTCAGATTTTTATAGGAATGTTGCTAGTAAAGTAGGAAATATTCGATCTCTTTTTAATGAATCAGGTGATTTTTTTGATTGTGTGAGAACGATTGTAGAACATTGTCTTTTTGTGAATGATGATTATGAAACCTATAAAGAATATAAACAGATTATCAAAAATCTTAAAACCAGTTTGTTTGAGAAAAGTGGAGACGTAAATTTACCTATTTTTAAAGACGATATGATTAATGTGGAGTATAAGGTTAGTAATGGACAACCTCAACAGTTCATAGCTGTAATAAAAGAAATAAAATATGATTTTGCAACAAATACAGAAGTCTATGATATTCAACACACGACAGAAGAAGGATTTTCTCTCAGTATAGATGAAACCCCTATTTTTAGTTTACCTAATGGTATGAACGTAACTACACGTTCAGCTATCAATATACCCAAAGAATATAGGGATGGAACCAATTTTTCACTGACGATGACCAAATCAAAAACAAATATTTATTACTATAATTTTCAAAAAGCAATTTATGAAATATCATTTGAAAATCTATGTATTTTTTTGAGAGACAACATTAGTTCATTTACTATGACAAGAATATTAAAAAACAAGAGTATGGATTATGTTATTTCACATCTGAAACCAGTATGGTATTATAAAATAATATTAACAGATTTAGATGATGATAATAGTAACCTTGATTATCTTAGTGAAAAGGTGGTGAAATATTTATCAAAAGCACAACGTAAACATATTTACAGGGTAATGTCTAGTTCTGGTCAAATAAAAAACGGTGATGAAATGAGAAAATTTCTATTTGATGGACAATCACTGGATCAAATTAATACCTTTTCAGATGATTATTTTCTGATGATACAAGATTCTCGTAAATTGCGTTCATTAAATCATCCAATGTCGTATGAATCAGAAATAGAAAAATCTGACGATGGTAAAACACTTATTCAAGAACTTACAGATTTGCATATTGAACCATTCCCAACTAATATTTGGGATATGAAACTAAGTTTCAAAGCCGAACCCTTTACTGAATATATTAAGTCGTCTGCAGAAGCAAGGACAGCATTTCAGGAGAAATATGGTCGTATTAACCCTGAAACTGATGATTTGTTAGATACAGATTTTATATCTAAGGTATCTTCTAATTTATATGGAGAAGTAATTGAACGAACGTCATTCTCGTATTATTTTCTACGTAATAAAAATGTTATGAATAACAATACAGGCAATGTAAAAAAAGAACCCGAACTTTTTTTCAGGTATAGTTATTTGACAGGATTCAGTGACAAAGAGGTTGAAAAAAGACAAGGATATCTTAATAATAACACACTTGTTCGAGATAAACTCAAGTATGATATTTTTGGTGATTTATGGGATGACAAAGTTAGTAGATGTCAAAAATTATTGTATATGCGTTTTGTATATGCTTACATTTCAGGAGAAAAATATGCTTATAATGGATCTCCTCAAGATATTATGAAAAATCTTGGTATTTTAGATAATTTAGATCCAGAATCAGGATCAGAATCGGGACTAGAAACAGAAAATCTGAGTATGTCTTCTTTCGATAATGATAGATTTATGAGTCCTGATTTTCGTGGACAACCTCAAAATATAAATAATATGCGTCCACCTCGATTACATCATTTAAATCAACATGTTTTACCACCAATTATTAGTGTTGGAGGATCAACGGAAGGAGGTGGAAGAAGTGGAGTTATTAAAAAATCTCTAAGTTGGAATAAAACCTTGGAACATCCAGTAAACTTTGATAAAACATTACCTCCTAACAAAATGGATGTCGAAAAAACTGGTGGTGATGGTTCTAATCAATCTTCACCAATACCAATACCAATAGCATCTGCTATAGTTGATAATGATAAGGATTCTATTGAAATGGCTGATATGCGATCAGAATCATCAGAATCTCTTGACGATAATGAAGATGACAAAGACAAAGACAAAGACAAAGATCCTTCTACTTATATAAATAATGATACGAATCATTTATTTGACGAAATTGTTGATTTTATAAAAAAATATCCAGAGCTTGATTCGAAATATCAAACTTTAGATGATATAGAAAAAGGTTCTTTTCATGATGCAATTATTAGTGATATGCATATGAAAATTACTGAAGAATTAAAAACGTATGGTATCTCTTTTGATGATGAAACAAATCGACAACTTAGTTTTTTACCTCAACAAGATGGAAGTCAACAGTCCCCTGCAGTAAATTACAATCCATACCACAGAAACATGTTAGTATATTTTTTACTATTACATACAGCAAATACAAGAGTATTTGGATATATTTATAGTTCTATGTTTTCAATTGGTAATATTGGTTTAAGAGAGTTTAACTTTAACGGTGGAGTTTACGATATCGTTCGAAGAGGGAGTAAAGGATACCTTAATGAACATGTATCGGAAGCCAACCGATTCATGGGATTGTTTTATAAATTTTTGTGCAGAAGTGATTATGAACTTCCAACAAATCCAAATAAAAAGATAAATTATTTCCAGTCATATTCAGACGATTTAATGACCCAACAAACTGATTCTGTTAAATCAAATTATGTTACATTTGAAAAAGAGATACCATTAATTGAAGTTCAAGATATGACGAGCGTAGATATAGAAGTAAAAATAATTTATGAGAATCTAATTCGATTAAAAAAGGAAATCGAGTTGATAGAAACACAATTAAATACCGATATTGATACCACTACTGCTAACTTGAATGAATTAGAAAACAGAGAAAAAGAATTAGATAATAACATAAAATCCACTCTAAAACTACTAGAGATTGGTGCTGAAAGAAAGGCAAAAAGAATAGACGAACGCCAAAAATTTCAAGTTGAACTTGATAAAATTCAGCAATTAGATGCCACTTCTAGTTCCGTTACTAGTGAAGGTGAACATGAAGGAGAAGAAGAACTTGAACAACAAACTCAACCACAAAACAAGGAAGAAGTGACAGATAAATTAACACAACGTATACAGCAATTAACAACTATTATTACTGAAAATGATAACTTGCAAAAAGAACGTACAAACTTGTTGGCAATATATAATCAACAAAAAATAGATATTGACGTTAATAGACAAGATTTGCAACAATTACAACAGGCTGAACAACAACAGGCTGAACAAAGTAAGGTTGTTTTTCAAAATCAAATCAAGAATATAAAACGTGATATTATAATGTTGAATAAACAACTTGATATACAAGGATATTCTGTTAATCTTGATGAAAATGATAAACTTTATCATTCTAAAACAGTTTTTGAATCTACGAAAGCAGAAGAAATAGAAAAGTACTGTGAAGATTACGCTATGGGATATGTTGGTATGGGAGACGCGGCTGAATATGGTGATGGTAACACTGTTACTAATTATTACGATTTAGAACCTGAAAAGAGAACCCCGAAATACTTTTTTTATAGAAATAAATCTGAGTTAAACGAGATAAATAATGATGGAGTTAGTAATGATGATACAAATATTAGATATACAATAGGTCAAGGCTATGCTAAGGTTGATAGGTTTAACAATGGTGTGTTATACAAGGCAAAATATAGCCTACATCCAGATAAAGTGAATGGTTTTGATATTAAATATTTAATTGACGATATCAATAAAAAAATGAAAAGTGGGGATCTTGAATCTACCGATATGCCTGGAAATGTTGATATTTCACCAACAATAGGAGGACAGGTGCCACCACCACCCCCACTAGTATCAGCATCAACCCCACTACTAGGGGCAAGGATTCCAACAGGACAAGCAACAGGTGCAATGGGTGCAGTAGGTACAACAGGTGCAATGGGTGCAGTAGGTACAACAGGTGCAACATTACAATCACTAGGTCAAATATTAGACCCACAAGTAGAAGGAACAGCAGAATCAGCAGAGATAGATGAAGAAACACAAAAAGGATTGTTTATCCACGCAGATCAATCTGATAGAATCAACCCTATTTCTGAAAAAAATAAAAAGGCAAACGGTATTTCGCCTTCCCCTTTTATTATTGATTTTTCAGATGAAAAATGGGATGAAGTATATGATTTTTTAAATGAAAAAACAAATGGTCTTCTTAGTTCTAATACAATGAAAGATTACAAGGATGAATTTATGACTGAATTAAAAATTGGAAATATTAAAATTATGTTAGCGAATCATGAAGATGGTTGTATATATGTATTTAATCAATGTCATATGCATTTGGGTAGAGGAGCTAGTTACAAACAAACAGTGCACTTACCATTATGTAGTTTTATACAAATAACATATATGCAAAATATTCACGAAAGTGAGAATCCAGAGATTAAAAAAGATCTTGTTGTTTTATGGTTTAATCCAAGTGATGAGCAAAAATATCAAATAAAAATGGGTAATCAACGAATATATTTTGGATTTTTAAAAAAAATGTGGGAAGATTTGGATAAAGATGTAAAACATCCAACTGCATTATCTATGAAAAATAAAGATATAAAGGTTGTATCTAAACCAGTGGATGATAAACAAATAAATGCTAAAAACATAAAATCATTGAACGAATTAGATAGGTCAGCAGGTGAGGATATTGATCATATTCCAGATGTAATTGATGGACTTGATAAAGATGATGAAAGTGCATTACGTGACGATTTTCCTGTTCCTGACACTATTTCAGTAAAAATAGTTACCACTGTTCCGGGGTACCAAGATATTGATTTTAGACCATATATGATAGATAAAACGTTAAATGAAAGTTCTGAAAGAAGAAGTAACATAAAAGAAAGAAATGGTGTAATTCGATTAAATCCATTAATTCCATTATCGGAGACTGCAATTAATAACGTTCCGGAGCAAGCACGAAGAGTTCAATTTGTGGATAGATATTTATTTGATACTTTAATTAATCGCGCAGCCACAGAGAGTATATTTGGTGCAAAAAGAATTAGTTTTCAAGACGCGGTCAAAAGAAATATAGTTGAACAAAATATAAAATTAACATTAGATACATTATTTAAACCAGGAACACAATTATACCTTGCTGGCAAGACATTTACAATATATGATTCTCATTTTACAGAAACAGAGTGGAAATTAGAACCAAAAGATAGAATAGAAGGCGATTTTTCATTGAGAAAAGTATTAGATGCGAATATCCTGGCTTCACAACAACGAAAAGGTATCAAAGAAATACAAGAAATTCCGGACGAATTACAAGTTGGTCCAGATAATACCGATTTTAGACCACCTCAATATGCTCAAGCAGAACCTTATAAACAAAATGATAGCGATAAAGGTAAAAGAATTCCTCAACCTACAAAACCTATTGCTATTGTTGGAAGGGTTCCAGTTAAAGTTTCAGATTCAGATAAGAACTTGAATCCATTCAATTATTTTTCAAAGGGAAAAAATGGACAACGTAATGAGGGTGAAAGTTTGGACAATAATCAAGATAATCAAAATGTAACAGATATTACAAATATATCTAATCCAAGTTCAAGACCTCCTGGTGTTTCTACGTCTTTTTCAAATGTGTCAGTTCCTGATCCATTAGTGAATTACGAACAACCAAATGCATCAAATAGTTCAAATGTTTTAAAACAAATGAAAATCTTTTTTGTTAAAGGTGAAGAAATAGAGTATTATGATAATGATACTGGAGAACAACTACGTAATAGAGATAAAAAATTAACTAAAACCCAAAAAGAAGATGTAAATGTTACAAATGCAGGAAGATATTATGGATTGATAAATATGTTAAACGAAGTATCAAAAAAACAAAGTGATATATATTCGGAGTTTTTTAAGCTAGGCAAAAATAAAATTACTGGTGATGGAAAGAAGTTTACAATTAAAAATTATACTGAAGAACAAGTAAGACGAATGCAAATGCTTGAAGTTCCTAAGGATGGTAATTGTTTTTTCCAATGTATCGCACACGCTATTAATATACATAATTCATACGTGTTATTGGAAGATAAAAAGGGTGACAAAATAGGTATTCAAAATCTACCTTCTGTTAAAGGTAATGACACTGGTTTAATAGAATATCAAGAAAAAGATGTAAAAACAGGTAATATGGTTAAAAGGACAGGAACCGAGTTTACACAAGAGTTCATTCGTTGGACTTTAATTAACTATTATCGAAAATATCCAAATGAACTTGTGCGTAATATTGCAAATGCAAACCTTATGATTGATGGTTATGAAAAAACTATGGAATGGTTTAGTAATGAGTTTGGATCATTTATAAATGATGACGAAATCTTGCGAGAAACTCTTAACAATGCAAAACTTGAACAGGAAAACTCTTCTGATATGTCACCACCTCCATTAAATACTCGATATAACAATGTTACAAGTGGTGTAAATATGAATGAAGTTGGTGGAGAAGACTATATGGTTATTCAATCACAACTGGACATTATAAGACAAGATGCATTAATGAATAGTTCATTTGTAATTTTTGATTCTAAAGAAAGTGATGAATCTCAAAAAGAAAAACGACCATTTACAACTCCAAAAACTATTTCTGAAGCAGAAGAAATGTTTATGAGTTCAAATACATTTGCTAACCATGATACCATTCCTATTGTTGAAAAAATATTTGCAATGAAGACAATTCCAATACAAAAATCAGAGATAGTTGAAATTGTAGATGGAAACAATAGTCAATTAAAAAAGAAAACAACAAGATTTCAAGTATCAGGAATGATAACACTTGATTCAGCAGAAGAAAAAAGAAAAGCAGTTAAAACAAACAAAATTATATTTTTGAGTTATGAAGATAGTATACACTACAACCTAATCTTATTTAATAATGCAACCACAAGACAAAAATTAAAAGAGCCACACAAAAAGACATCAACAACCATAATGACATTAGGGGGTGGAACACGTAAAAAGCGACCTTTAAACAAAATATTCAAACATTCTTATTTCCCAAGACATGAAGAGGTTAGTAAAAACAAAACTAGAAAAATAGATAGAGTTGGTGGTGCAGAAACAACATTGTTCAATAGAAAGAAATCCATCTTTTTCAAAAATAATTTGAATGATATTACTTATGGATCAGAAGTGTTATTCGATCTGGAAAAAGATACCGAAGATGAAGAAAACAAAATAAGAAAAATACCAAGAATAGATGACATTAATAGTTCAATACCTATGTATATTGTATTTTTACTTTATGCAGATAGGTTTAGTATGATCAGAGATAGAAATAACCAGGAAGAACGAAACAATATAATGGAAACATTTATTCTATTTTATATTGAGTTTCAAATAATTGAAAAGTTTATTGCATCTTTTGATGATGAAGCACTAGAAACATTTATTCACTTGTTTAACAGGGTTTTTGGAAGAAACTTTATACCTGATACCATGCCTGGATTAAATAATAATGTTGAGGTAATAAGTATATCTGATACATCAGATGATTCTACTAATTTTTCTGTTGATAGTCTTGACAGGGGTACTAACGTTATGAGTGAAGAACAACTGACACCTTACAACAGAATGGTAATGACATATGCAAATACCCCAGTTACTAATATGTCAAACATTCAACAACCTATTCAACAAACACCATTTGCACTAAATGCGACACCAATAATGGGACCTCAAGTGCAAAATATACCATCAGGGTCACCAATAACACCATATGGAAGACCATTCGCAGGACCAATTAGGGGACCACCTGGGGGACAAATAATAAGAAGAGGTGGTCAAAGAACTATGACATATACTAAACCATATACCCCTTACGGTGGATTAAATAGAGAAGTAGTGAATATATTAAACAACAATAAATCCAATTTAAGCTTTCATGTTACTGTTCATTTAATATTGGCGGAAGGAGATAAAATTAATTTTGGAGATAAATTTGCACTTGCTTGTGAAAGTTCGGCACAAGAAATAAGAAGAAACTGGGCAAGAATAACAGGACAAGAATATTATCCAACTCCCCGAACACTCACTAATGTTCCATCTTCTCAAATATCGAGTATGACATTACAGTCAGGAACTATTGAATCATCACCATCAGAAACAGAACAACAATCATCTACAACTACTGCTAGCAATAGCAATAGCACAGAAACACCAACTATTGTTTCATCAAATAAAACTAATAAATCTCCAATTCCAAGTCCAAACCCTCCGTTACCTATAGTAAAAAATACAGATCCTGTTATTGCAGAACCAATTGATATTGATAAAAAATAAAATATTCATTATAATTATATGCCAAAAAAAGGTATACAATTATACAACTACTTGTATTTGGTTCTTATTATTGTAATCACAATAGCTTTAGGGATTCATTTTGGATCATCTATTGTAGTAAGAGAAGGGCTTGAAGTAAAGTTAACAGTACCAATGCCATCAGCATTAAATAAAGTTGTAAATAAAACAACTAGAGCTGCAAAAAAAGCAGTAAGTGGTGACGGTGATACATTTGTAGGAAATATGGTATACAGTACACTTGGAGCAGTAAATGATACATTAAGCGGAATAGGTTTAAATGTTCCAGGTATAAGTCTGTAAAAAATATAATGTAAAGGCACTATATATGGGAAGAAAATCAGGATCTAGAAAGAATCAAAAAGCATCAATTGAACCCGGTGAACCCGGTAATCCAATAATGACTGAAGGTCCAGGTGTATCAGTATTAGGTGGTGGTGCAAAAAGTAAATCGTCTACTTCAATTATACCTGGATTTTTTACTAGATTGTTGACAACAGTAAATGAATATGTTGGTAGTCTCAATAATAGTAAATACTTTGCCGGTATTGTTATGATAATGTTAAATCTGGGTGGGAAAGTTGTTAGTGTGAATTTTAGTAAATCAGCGCAAGAATATTTAAAGTTCAATGTAGGAAAACAATTATTTGTTTTTTCAATGGCGTGGATGGGAACCCGTGATATATATACAGCTCTTGTATTAACAGCAGTTTTTGTTGTTTTGTCTGAACATTTACTTAATGAAGAGAGTAATTTCTGTATTGTTCCAGAAAAATTACGAGTATTAAAAAATATGGTAGATACAAACAATGATGGTGTTATCTCAGATGAAGAACTTGCTGCAGCAGTAAAAGTTCTAGAAAAGGCAAAAGGATTGGCAAAAAATGGTAAGCCACAAGAAGTAAAATAATTTATTTCAAATGATCTATTTTAAATACAATAATTAATGACAAACTATTGTATTTACTCAATTTCCGTTATTCCATTATTTTATTATCTAACTTTTTTATAAGGATAAGGTATGTCTTTAGCAATGAACGCAGCACCATTTGATGATTCAGAAAAATATGAATTATCGAATAAGGCCCCTAGATCTATTATGAAAAAGCCAAGAAATAGAACTGTCAAGATCAGAAACGCAGAGAAGATTTCATCTGAAAATGTAAGTGATGTTATGAACGATATTCATGAAAATAACGGAGATGGAGAACTTGGTGATTTTACACCTCTTCCACCACCAGCATCTATGGGTGTTGAACAAACAAAAAGTAGAGAAAATACACGTGACCAAGAAGACCAAGATGAAAATAACGAATTAACAAAGTATATTATTGATACAGGTGAAAATACTTCAAAAGACCAGCCTATATCAAGTAACAATACTGATTTTGATAAATATAGGGCATACATTCCAGATTACCAAAAGATATATGGTCCAGGTGTTGAAATGGATCATTTAGCACCTACTTCAAACGCAAATACAATTATGGGAAGTGGTTTAAATTCTAGTTTGTCTAGTAGTGTTATTGATGGTAAAAAAATGAGTGGTGATCCACTTATTGATAAACTAAACTATGTCATTCATTTATTGGAAGAACAAAAAGATGACAAAACTGCTCGTGTTAGCGAAGAAGTAATTTTATACTTATTTTTAGGAATATTTGTTATTTTCATAGTTGATTCATTTACACGTCTTGGTAAATATACACGTTAACTTGGTTGTTGTTAGAATGCATACCTAAAGCTTTTAATTTACATACGATTATTACATAACATATATTATATTGTGTGTTGTGTTATGTAATAATCTGAATGGGTGTTTCTACTCTCCATCCCTCTATAAACTTATTGATATTGTTTGTAATATCGATTGGAAGTTGTTTCTTATAACTAATCCAAAGTAACATTAATTTTGACAATCTATCTTTTTCAATAACATAGATACGATTAATGTTATGTATTGGAATGTGCATCGTAGGATAAGTATTTCCCATTTGTTGTTCAGGCAGAGATAGTAAAGGATTTTCCAAAAGATTTATTTTTTGCATAGTTACACCAACACTATCTGATAAAACACATCCGGATCCTCTCATTACACTATTAAATAATGTTTTAGTTGCACAATATCCTAAAACATTAGCAAATAAGCTATTATCTGATGTAATAATTCGAATTAATTTTCCACGAATATAATCATAGTTTACTTGTCTCATAAAATATGACATACTGTACATTATTTTTAGATAATATAATAACTAATCAAATAAAATATTATCATTTTAGTAAATTATATACAAACAGAAAAGATTTCTATACATAGTATATATGACAAATCAAAAAACAAAATCAAAAAATAGAAACTCTAACATACATGGACGTAAAACACGAAAAGGTGGTTCTATGTTTAGTTCATTAAAAAAAGCAATGAGTAAGCTTCCTGGAGCAAGAACCTTGTCAAATATGATGCGTAAGGCAGATAAATATGGACATTTACCACTTGTTAATTTTTATTGTGCCATTATGTCTCGTTTGGCTTATTTTGACGAAAAGGGATTTATTTACGCATACACCAACATTATGGGAGAACACCATGAAGACAATTCTGTTGAAAAAATGGCTATTTTTGGAAAAACGCTTCGTGATATTCTTAACGTTGGCTTTGACGAGGATAAAAGTAAAGTTCACACGCTTTTACATTCCAATGATTGGCACAAAGATGGTGATTTTAAGAAAGATAAGAAAGCGCAAAAAGAGTTCGATTTGTATTCTATTGCGAATCAAGTAAATGAAATAGTTATTCAAGTTGAAAATATTCTTGTTGGTCAACCTATTAACAAAGGAGAAGAATTAGCAAAATGTGAGGCTGAACCCAATGATAACGGAGGCATTAAAGTAATAACAATTGCTTGGAGTTATTATGGCAATGTTTACATTGTTGCGGATAGAAATATGCCTAACGTAATTCAAGTATTTTTTAGAGGTTCTTATAGTGCAAAAACAGTTGCAGCATGGGCATCAACAAAAAGTATTCGTCCTCTTATTACTTGTCCAAAAGATTCTGAAGGGAAACCTGTTGGTTATTTATATGGTGCGTTTAGTATAGCTTCTCAAATGTCACATACAATTATTGAAGCTATGAAATACTTAACTGAGAATAATGGTATGAGTAAAAAAACACGTTTATTGGTTACTGGTCATTCTTTTGGTGGTGCGTTGGCTACCGTATTTGCTGGTCTTTTTACAGAAGCTATGCAAACACCAGAATATTCAAATTATCCTTTTCAACCTGAACCAGTATGTATTACACTTGGAAGTCCAAAAGTTCATAATCATCACGGAAGTGAAAAGTTTTGTAAATTGGTTTTTGAAGATAAAATATTGTATCAACGCAATATTACACGTGGGGATCCTGCACCTATGGGTCCTAAAACACCAGAATATGCTCATCCTTGTGATAAAGGTGAAGCACACAAACTTGAAAAAGATGGGTTACCAATAAAACAGTTAATCAATACTAACTGTAATCCAACTAGTAATTCTTTATTACTAGGAAGTTTATCAGGTCTAGGATCTAAATTAATGTCAAAAAGAGAAACCGCACACGATAATAAAGAAAAACGACTTGAAGAAAGAGATAAAAAAATGGGAAAATCTGGTGGTGCTGGTTCTGATAGCGATAGAAAATCTCACTATTCAAAAATGTTACATAGTGTTCAAATGAATAATAAAAAGAGCTTGGATTGTCAAGTGAAACGTCCACGTATGTATATGGCCAACCCCTTTTCGTATCTTTCCTATTTACACATTAATTATATTACTGCTGTTTCATTAGGTGCATTACTAGGAAGCACATTCACTAGAGAAACAAAAGAGGTTAGTTACACTAAAGATAAAGAAACAGTTTGTAGAATTGTTTATATGGAAGCACATCATGCCACACCGGGTCAATGTTTACCTGTTCATATCAAAGGTGTGTTTTTAAAATACAACGAGCTTCTAACAAAGGAAGCAATTAATAATGAGAATGATATTAAAAACTTACTTGAAGAAGGAGCACAGGAAGTTCAAGATCCATCAAATGTAGATGGAACAATGGATACAACAAATATGTTAACAACACTTCCAAGTGAAGAAAATCAAACACCCGAACAGAAAGAGGAGATAGAAGAACATAAGAAAGAAGAAGCGGCAACACTTAAAGGAGAAGTTCAACCTCCAGTAGTAGTAGATCCATTAAAAGATTTACCACAAGATGTGCAAATGACTCCTGAAAATTTTACAATGATTATGGGAAAAATGGAAGAGTTTCACGATGATGATGGAGATTTTGAAAAGGGAACAAGCAATACACTTAAAGATTGGACAAACGATAGAAGGTTCAGAAATCAAGTAAAACAAATTACTATCTCTTCAGGAACACCTATGCCTGTATTTACTGGATGTCTTGAAACATCTGCGTCTGCAGTATCACAAGCTTCTACACCAACTAGAGAACCAGGACAATCAAGAGTTGATGCATTATATAGTGAAACTGGTGATGAAGCACCTGGAGTTGGTACAGAAGGAGAAAGATCAAAAGCGTTGAGAGAAGAAGGTTCAAAAGGTGGACGACGAACACGTAAAAAACATAGGAAATACAAAAAATACAGCACACATATCAATGGAAAGAAACATACAACAAGAAAAAAGCATAGAAAATTAAAACTTCGTCAAAAAAGTAAATAAATTACATATAGGTTAATGGTTAATTTCAATATGTAATCAATTAATTAATAATTAAAACTTTGTTTGGTTTGAAAGATGGATATGCGAAGTTGTAAAAAAAGTATCCAGCAGGACTTTTTTGTGTAGGTCTTGTTTTTTCTTCAAGATTTTTGATGATGTGGTTATTATCTGAGACATCTTCAACAACTAAATAAGAGTATTCTCTATGTCTGTTCCGAATATTCATCAATGCTGCTTTTGCACCTAGACAAAATAAATAAGTTGGTATATTTCCTTGGATAGAAGCAAACAAAGTAAGAACTTTGGATTTAGAATCATACCATAAACAGCTGTTTCTAAAGAAATACATACTTTGAATCTCTCCAGAAGGAGTGATCAGAACATAAATGTAAATGTTTCCAGTTTTCATCAATTCGATAATGTTGGAAATAGACGAAGTTGCAAAAAAATCGTAGTTTTTCTTATTGAACTCTATGAAATCACTCATCTTGTATATATTGGAAGCAATACAGGGAACAACTTGTCCAATATTGGGAGGTATGGTTGGTGCCTGAAACCATTTGCGCATATCAAAACCTACCATTGTGTAGGTACACATTGGCATGATTGCAGTTAATTCGTCTTCTCTCTTGAATATAGATACAACTACCTTATTGTTTTTACGGCGTGTATGGTAAGCGTGAGTATATATAGTTTCACAAGCTATACCCTTTCCTCTATGTTCTTTGTTTACACACAAGTAATCTACATAATTGCATTCAAATGAAGGTAGTTTGTCATTTTTTGTATGTATTTTGCAGTACAGAGGTCGTGTGGTCATACAAGATTCAATCTCTTTCATAGAACTAATATTCTGAGTTTTTGTATTTTCTAGGAGTTTGTTGGTATAGGTAACGCTGACATAAGATTTATTGTTATGACCTACAAAGTAAGGATGTATTTCATTTTTAGAAGGCGTAAATCTGGCGTCTTTTGATCTTAAGTATTGTGTTTCAATAAATTTATAAAAATCGGATAAGATAGATGGTGTTGTTTCGTCATATGAAAAATGTTGTGTGGAATATCGAAAAAACTTATTTTTTTCTGGAAGTTCTGGATGAATAATACCTGGTGGAAACATATGGTATTTGAGATCGTAAAAATGAAAAACGGGTTGAGATGACCAAAACTTGTATTTGATTTTCACGTATGCTATCAGTACTGCGAATATCACAATAACGGAAATAATAATGGAAATGTAAATCATATGTTTCTTAATATTATATGAGAAACCTATGATTTTATTCAAACTAAAGTGTTTGAGAGTAAATTATAGTAAATTAAATGTGGTAATCGCTTAACGACGTCCACCCTTCTTGGATTTCTTGTGGTGCTTCTTGGACTTCTTTCCACCATGGCGTCTTCCACGACGAGAACCGACCATCTTGTGACTTGTTCCACCACGACGACGACCGGCGGTCTTTCTCATGGTTCCGCCGCGACGACGACCGGCGGTCTTTCTCATGGTTCCGCCGCGACGACGACCGTGGCGACGACCACCTTGTTGTAATGGGGATCCTCCTAAAGTGCTTGGTGATTGGTTTGCTTGTACCATCTTATAACATACGCACAGAAAATAATATATTTAACGCCATTAACCTGGTTTTTGAAAAATATATAGATATTGATATTCATATTCCGCCTTAACCATGTCTAATTTGTCACCCACAATAAATCCTTGTTCTTGAGCAATTTTCACAATGGATTCGGGAGATTCCATAAACATTTCATGTTTATTCTTTCTAAATAGTTTGTTTGTGTCCCGAGTTGTGAATTTCTCAGTAAAATAAGCACGATCATCTTTTGACTCGAAATCTGCATTGTATTTAAAATCATCAAACACTACATTGCTATGCGTTATTCTTTTCTTAGCATATCGTTGTGGACTTACCATAACTAGTGGGTTTGCTACTGGAAGAATGGGATCAAACATCTCTTTATCTACTAAATGTACCATTAATTTACCACCTGGTTTCAGCCAATGGTAACAATTAGAAAGAAATGTATTTTTGTCTTTCATATAGTAAATGGTAAAGTAAAAACACGTAATATGTGTAAAACTACCCTCATTGAACAAGTGACGATTCACAGCATCACCCAACATATACTTGTTTTTGGGATACTGTTCCTTTGATTTTGAAATCATTGCTTTGGATTTATCTATACCCACCGCATTAGTAATACCTACTTCTTTCATTTGTTCAACATGATGTCCAGTTCCAGAACCAATATCTAAAACGGAACTTTTACTTTCAGCACCCCCTTTTTTCTCTAATGCCCACATTTCATATTCATTTTTGGTGTGATAATATGACAGATTATCATAAGTATTTGCATAAAAATCATCATATATCTCATCTCCGGTTTTTAACTGAAACTCTTGCTTGTTTCCAAATCCTTCACTTCTTAACATTTTATTGTTTCCTCTATAACATAATAAAAGTATTAGCATAATGATAATAAAAACTTTAGCCCAATTTGATAATTTCATAACAGACTTGGCGGTTTCCTTGATACCTATTAATAAATGATTTTTCATAGCCTATATGTAATATTGTTATTTTTTTATTCAAAATAATTTATAAATGAGTAAATCAAATATACAAGATAGTAGAACCACCAAAGATTTAAAGGGGATTACCTTTTCAGGTTATAAAATACTGGCTGTGGTGAAAAAGATGATTATTTCTATGCTGGATGAGAAAATAGAGGAAGCGTGCTATTGGTGTGCAGAACTTGTTTGTTCTGGACACTATAGTGAAATATGGGAGGCCATTATTCAATATTATTGTAAGTATATTCATATTGCTAATCCTAAACTTTCTCTCTACATCTGGTGCAAACTAAAGAAGTTTAAAGAAAATATGAACGATCTTGATACAACCGAAGAAGAACTAGAACTTCGAAACAATCCTGGTTTTCGACAAATGTTTATTGAAATTGTAGTGACACTTACCATATCTACAAAAAAGTATACCGTAAATGAAGTAAAAGTTCAACCACAGGATTTTAATATGATAAATCTGTCTAGTATATTACAGGCAACTGATTTATCCTTTTCAGAGGATATTTTTAAAGAAGATGATCCCAAAGAACTTATGGTTACTATAAATGAAATGGCATACAATATTCATTCATCTGTTGCAAATACACGTAAATCATGTTATTGGTTTGAATGGATAAACGAATACACGAAAACATGTAAGAAAAACAAAACACCTTGTAAAATACATAAGAGAGAAAACGACTATATAAACGAAACGTATTGTACAAATCCAGTATGGTTGGTATGGGATGTTATTTTAAAAGAATCAAAAACAAAATCAACAATTATCGGAAAAATCATTGATAGTTTGTTTGGAATGTTTTGTCTGCGTTATTCCGACACAGTGAATACAAAAAGAAGATTTGTTGTATATTTTGCTATTTCTCTCCTTACTACGGATATATTGTTGGACAAAAAAGAAATCATAAGCGATAAAGATAAAAATGTAGTTTCTTGTGTAGTTTCCCAAATTGATAAAATTTTTATTCAAGTTAAGGAAAAAGGTACTGTAAAACAAGAACTTGAAGATGATAACAACGAATTACCTGTCGAAAACAAGATAATATCTACAAAACAACCAACGTCTCGAGAAAAAATGCAAATATTGAGCGATTTCGAAAATGGATTTATACCTAGACTATAAGTGTGTATTAATTAATATTTGGCAAGTGGGAAGTGTGTTGAATAATATTATATATAGATTTATATAATGAGTACCACTTTATCATCCTTAGGATTGGGATCGGGTAGTTCAAGTTCAAGTTCAAGTTCAGGTTTCGGGTTAGGATCTGGATCTACATCAGGTTCTTCGTCACTTGGCTTTTCTACCCCTTCTTCTTTGTCTACCACTACTAGTAATTTGAGTGATAAAATATCGTCTACATCTAGTTCATTGTTATCTGGAACATCAACACTGTTAACAGGAGAAACAGAAAAGAAAAGTATGTTGTCTAACCCTCTTTTCATTGGTATTATGGTTATTTTGATTTTAGCCTTGGTAGGATTTAACGTTTTCTTGTTTTTAGGAGAAGGAACAGAGTTTTTCAAAGATAATTTTGCACCCCTTGTTTCCAGTATAACTGGATTCTTTTCTAATTTAGTTAACAATATTATTGGCACTAGTCAAACAGGTGCAAAAGGTGTAGTTGATGTAACAGGAGATACTATTAAGAAAACTGCTGAAATACCAGATGATATTGTAAAAGGAACAATATCAAGTAATAACACTAAGAAAAAATCAGAAGATGCAACAATTGCAAAAGATGCAGAAGATGTTTCCATTAAGAAGAAAGACGAAGAAAATGATCTTCAAAAGAAAATCGATAAAAATACAAAGTTCGATGCTGCACAAATGGAAGCTCCTCCTAAGGAAGTAAAAAATATTGGTGGATTAGATGTCGATAATGATGACAATGATGATGTGGAAAGAGAGCCTCAACCAGATCAAAGCACAAATACAACACAATCAAGTAAGATTTCCAATAAAGGTGGATATTGTTACATTGGTGAAGATAGAGGATTTAGAAGTTGTATCAGTATTGAAGAAGGTGATAAATGTATGTCTGGTGACATATTCAATACAAAAGGGAAATGTGTAAACAATACTCGTTAAATAACTACTAGTAAATATACAACGATTTATAAAAAAATCGTCGTGTATTATATAAATAATTATACTATGCTTGGAGGAATTGCTCTAGCCAATGCTGTAAAGAAACATAGAATGAAGGTTATATTATCAACTGTTGCTCTCTTTGCAGTATTTTATATGTTTTGTGCAGACACGGAGTTTGAAGGTTTGGGAAAACTTGAGAAGGAAATGAAACAACTTAGAGTAAATGTAGGAAAATTCACTACTGGTGATGTAGATGAAGATCGTAAGTTATTTATTGAAAATGTATTTGAAAAGTTTTATTTTAGTTTAATTGTTACTAGCACGATTGGTTTTGGAGATATTTATCCTGCATCTGTTAGAACACGATTACTTTGTATTATTCAATCGTTTGTTGTTTTATATGTTGGTTTGCTTTAGGTTAATTGATGTTATTTGATTTTTCAAAAAACATCAGTTTATGTTTCATATTATTCGTGTATCTGATTTGTTTATCAAGAATTATCGATAGTGATAAAAATATAACCATATGATCTTTCAGTTGTGGTTGGATTTGTATAATAATATACATATGAATCAACAATAGTTGATGGTTGACTGCTTCTATTGTTATATTGATTGGCAGTTATACTCCAACTCACATCACCAGCAAGTCCTACATTTAATGTACTACTTCCAGATATCGTAACCGTAACATAACTTGGTAATCTCGTTAAAGTAACTCCAGCTACACCAGCCCAACTATATCCATTGCCATTATTATATAGTTCAGCAATGGTTCTATTACTGTTGTAATGATTGTATCCTGTTACAGTGTAGGATGGCGTTGTAGCATGAGTGACAGGAATTAACTTTCCAGCAAAGGTAGTCGTATTTCTAATATCAATATGATCACCAATAATTACATTGCTTAGATCGAGATCTATATATTGGCTTCCAGTAATACCATTTGTATGTGATAAACCTGTTGTGCTTGGAGTAGCTGTAGCACCCGATTGAAGTGGGTCTAACCATATCGGTAGAGAAGTTTGATTATTATATATGTAAAACCTATACGATTTCCCGGTTTGAAGCAAGTTTTCTATACTTACAGTTGTCGTCCCAGCACTATCTGAATAATAAGTAAATGGGATTCCACTTCCTGGTCCAGCAGTAACATAATAATCAGTCCTTTCTGCGACAACTGTAACAGATCTAGTAACTTGATTTGCTGCGTTTCCTTGTTGATCACTTACATTGTATGTAACAGTATATGTTCCAACATTTGAGGTGTTTACAGGATTTACAGTTACAATACTGGATGTTAAGTTACCATCAACGTTATCACTTGCAGTTGCTCCTGCATCAGTATAAGTAGAATCTTTTGTAACTGTTACTGTAGAAGATCCGGTTAGAACTATACTGGGTTTTACGTTGTCTGTGTTAACTATAACTGTTCTAGTAACTTGATTTGCAGCAATTCCTTGATTAGTGACATTATAGGTAACAGTGTATGTGTTTGAAGTCGTTATATCCACTGGGTTAACGGTTACGATACTTGATGTTATATCTTGTCCAGATATATCAACAGCAGTAGCTCCTTGATCAGAATAAGTTGTTCCTCGAAACACAGATACTGAAGAAGGCCCTATGAGTGTAATAACTGGTTTATCACGAGGCGGTACCCAATAATCTTTTACCATTCCAAGTCCGTGAAGAGTTCCAGTTGCTACATCATTAATTGCACGTTGATAACCCACAACATTTTGTGCCGAGCCAGCATAACCTCTAAATATGAGAAATGTATCGTCATCGGAATATCCAGTAATATATATAGATGACAAATGAGGTCCAGATTGTGTAGGGTATGGAACATCATAGTGATAAGCTTGATCGATATTTGATCTTCTCCAATTACTTTGTTCTGTGTAAACTTGTCTAAATGTTTGTCCAAATTCTTCTTCTATTTGTTCTTCGGTGTAAGTATTCAGAATATCTATGGCAAACATTTCTGCCATTTGGCTGGTTACAATAAGTTGTTCTTTTACTTTGTATGTTCTCACAACTTGTTCTTCATTAGGTATGGATGGATCATAGTAAACATCTAGTAAAAGTCTTCCTCCTAGAATATTTGTGTTGACTGGCTCTGCATATTTTGGATTATTGGGAACCAGAGGAACAAGTATTTTTGATTTATCTACTATTTCCCAGTCCAGTCTATCTTGCAATTTAATGATAGTATCGTTTATTTTCCTTGACGATGGCATAGAATAATTGTATGCTATGTCTGATGTTGGTAATGAACTTCCAATATTTGGTATTTGAACAACATTTTTTTGATTTAAAACATTGTTGTTTCCATCTAATCGAAGAAGATTGTTTTTATTTGGATTTCCCTTTACAGCATATATTCTTCTAAACACGCCTCTTCGTAAAGCAACATCTACATATTTTTGAACTTTAGATTTGGATATTACTTTATCTTTGTGTTCTAATGCCTTTTTTTTTCTTTCAGCTTGTCTGTCTATTGTAAATTGGATATAAGATTGATTTGTGTTTACAAATGAATATTCACGAGCAGCTCTTTCACCGGCATTATAAGATAAATCTGAAAACTCAGTTTGAAGTGTATTTGATATGACTAATGCAGATTGAACTGGCATAGGTTATGATATAATATAGTTAGGTAAATAAATACTATATTATATTTGTGTATGTTTTTACTTCTCAACACCAGTAGAAGAAATAGATGCTGGATTATACATATCAGATTGACCAGCAAAATACCATTTAGAGCTGAGATAATCAGATGTTTTGTCATTAGGACCTCCTTTACTTGCAAGTTTTGTATTAGGGCCTCCACGGACAATATCATTGATTGCTGCTGTTCCAATAGCATAGTTGTAATACCAAAGATTAGATGTGTAACCACTATATCCCTTGTTGAGATGCATATACACATTTTCATAATTTTGTCGTGGTGGGGCACGAAGAGTAACGTTTTTGGTGACAATACCATTGATAAAAATATCTAAACTCTTGTCCTTGCATCTAAAGATAAGATTGACCCATTTGTTCAATGGTATATTGTCAATCATAACTGTCTCTTGAATCTTGTTATCCGCAAAACTATTCATAACCAAAATTAAATCATTTGAGTTAGGTGCTAAATACAAACCAGGAGCATTATTTGGATACATCATGCCGTTTCCTTCAATATCAGGTTGATTAATACCAGCTGTTTTGCTGTATTCTGAAGAATATTGTTGAGGATTTCCTTTCGAGAAAATATGTCTATATTTATTTCCATCCTTTGCATCAACATCTTGAATATATAACCAAACACTCCATGTGAACTCAATACCACCATTTTGATTTTTGGATCTGTAAACAGTTTTGGATCCTGGTATACCAGGATATTGATCAAAAACCATCAAACTATCTCCAGGAACCATACCATCAATTAGATGAGGAGAACCGTCAGGTGCAAATATAGCAGATAAAATACTAACACCAACTCTTAATAAAACCATAAAAATCAATAAAACTAAAAGGATGAATGCGAACATTCCAATTAAACTATTTGATTGTCCGAATTGATCATAACCTCCATAAGCTCCATTAAACATGATGAATATATAATATACTAATAGATTAATTTATATGCTATCCAAAAAAGTAGCATATAATTTGTATTGATGTTTATTCGTCCTTAAATATAATAAACATTCATTAAATTAAAATTTGTATTCCTTTGTGATTTTTCCATTTTTGGAAATAACAACAGATACATTGGTGTTTAACATATTAGTAATCCAGTTTCCTCCAAATCCCTTTTTGTATAAATCATACACTTGTTGAGGGTTAAGTGCTTCACTATAATATCTGTAATCAGATGTCCATCCATCAAAAGAACCCTTAGAACCTTTTAATCCAGGTGTGATATAAACATCAGCAGTCTTTGTAATATGGGCAGGGGCATCCATAACACAGGTTCTGATTAATTTTCCGTCCATATACACATCACAGGTTGTTCCATAGTAACTCACAACTAAAAAGCACCATTTTTGAATAGGAATATTCGTCAATGTACATTTGTTATATTTAATGTTATTTACAAGTTCGGTGTTGGTGGAAATACTTCCTCCGGTATCCATTAATTTACACCAAATCTCACAATTATTATTGGTTTCACCAAAAACAATGGCTGGACATGGTTCAGTAACGGTAAATTTCTCGTATCCAATACCAGGGCCTCCCATAGAGGTAGTGCGCACAAGTAATGGTTTTACCAAACCGTTGTTGTAATTCCAGTTATCAATATTGAACCAAATGCAATGAGCAAAGTTTTGTTTTGCTGCATCTGCAGGAGAAGCAAGTTTTTGCCAAGGTATAGTGATAGGAACTTTCCCACTTGTTATGGCGGTATGGGGTTTATTGTCTCCCATAATATATTTAATGAGAACATACAATATGATTATAATTAGTACAAGCACTAAAAGACCTCTAATGTCCATAATATGATATATAATAGTAAAATATAATATTATGATAATTTTGAAATAATCTTACTTAATCCTTAGTTTAATTGTAGAAGAGTTAATCTGTGTGACTACCGTATTTTACTTGATGATCTTTAATGTCAATCATTTCTCCGGTTACCTTTTTATCTTCATCTTCATTACCATACCAATTATTCATCTCGTCTTTGTTTTGTGCAAAATACCATCCTAAAGACAAATAGTTCTGACCTGGTTTTCTTGGTGGATTTAATGCATCTGCAGCTTTAGTTGTTGCTCTATCTGCATTTACCCATATTTCTCCCAAATCTATATTAAACTTAAGTTTACTTGTTACATCCTCTTCTGCTTTCTTAATATGTGTATACACTGGATCATCTAATGTTCCTGCCTTGTCGTATGTTGCTAATGGTGGATCAGTATCTTTCAGTAGGTTATATAAATAATGAACGTTGTTCATATCTATGGAATGGTTGAAATAAACGATATTACAAATCTTTCCAACTAGGTGTTTAGATCCACATTGAAGCACTTCATTTGATGTTATTTTTGGAACGATTCCGGCCTTTGTTTTGTGAAGTTTTCCATTAATAAAAATATCAAATGTTCCATTTACATAGTTTACCGCAATGTGATTCCATTTTTGTAACTTAAACGCTTTAAACTTGTATAGTATAATGTTTCCATCAGCATCATATTCTTCTGGATATTGTAATGTAGGTTTAATTGTATCCGTATTCTTTACAACAAACGCAAGAATAGATTTTTTGGGATTCCATTTAATATTGGGCATATTACCAAAGTTTAATATACTATAGTATGTGTCACTTAATGATACAGAAGATGATCCTATATGCACCCAAAATGATATAGCATATTTGTAATTTAATATTTCTTCTGTTTTTGGTATAGAGTCTTTATTATCTGGACGTTCAATACCATTTATGCCAAAATAATCACCTAACACTTGTTTCTCACCAAGTGGATCTGGTCCAATTAATATCATTTTTCCTCCTTGTTTTGCTACTTTATTGGCTGTAAGAGGAATCAATACAAAATAAGCAAGGTAAACAGCTATAATTATAAATAAAAAATATAGATCGGCACCGGTGCCGATATCAGACAATTTTGTGTTTTTTAATGCATTTTTCGTTCCATTTGCTAAATCTGAAAGAGATGGAAGCTTAATTCCAATAAAAGAGAGAATATATACAATAGTATCATAAATCAAACAAGGAATATAGAATAGGACATTGATGATCAACTTATAGTAGGGTGAATTCTGATAGAGTGTAGAGTTTGCTAAGAATTTATATGCAAATATGAGTATTATAAGAACCATGACTACATTTGCAATAAGAGCTGTAACATTTCTATCACCTTGAAAACTATTATACAAGAAAAGTAACCAATATATAACGGTTCCTACAAGACCAATACCAAGAATAACGTTTAAAACTTGTTGTGCTATGTTGCGAATATTATCCAATTTAGCCTCTTCTTTTGGTGCCAAATTATCTATTGGTTGTTTAACACTAGTAACACAGAAAAATCCTGCCCATAAAATTAACAATGTGATAAAAAGAGCAACCATTGATGTAAACTTTTTGTTTTCAAAAGAAAACTCTAAATCACTGTTTGTAAACTCTCTTTTGTTTGTAAAAAGGGCGGTTATAAACAGACCTACTATGATAAAAAAGAAAATCAAATTACCTATATTAAATGGTGTAAGTGTGAATATAGATCCTTCTGATCCATCTTGGTTTTTTTCTAGAGGAAAACTCAATATATTTAAAAAGTATATAAATCCAAGAACAATGATACTTAGTGTTATGGCAAGTGCTGGTCCAAATAACGTTTTTATAAAACCTCCTGTATCACAAGCAAAAAGGATTGAAACAAATACTAAAAACATTAAATACACTATTATAAATCTTATTTTTTCAACTTGAATATTCGGAACGTATTTTTCTTCATTAGATCTTCCAAGTGATTTATAGAAAAAATATCCTGCTGTAAGTATTGTAATTGGTAGAACAAATAATCTATACTTTTCTAGAAAAGATCTCTTTACAAGAACATGTAAGATAATAAACCCAATTATGAACAATATTAGAACCCACACATTGGACAATTTTTTCAAAAGACCCCCAATATGTCGAAAACTTTTCACATACAACAATAATATTGCTACAACAGCAACCATAAGACCAAGAATACTACTAGAAATAATTAACGCTTGTCTATCTGCTCCCCTCATTACTCTTTCTTTCCCCTTGTGGTCTTTAAATCTTGTTTTTGTGAATCCAATGATTAACATAGGAATGATAAGCGCAAGAATAACACCAATGAAAAATATGTAATTTGTCACGGTACTTAATTTTTTAATAGTTTGAAACAAAATAGAGTCTGAACTCCTTGCTTCTTCTATAGTTTCCATTTCTTCTTGTAATTCATCTGGGTTTTGTGAATCATTGTCATATGATACAGCTTCTATATTCTCATCATCAATTAGAGGAACTGCTGTAGCTGAATTCGTATTATTTGTATCTGTATTATTCATATAATATACAAATACATTAATTTGTGTATCATATACGAGTTACTAAGACATGTCGTCTTAATTACATATTTTCCATAGCTGTTTTTTTTCCGTGACATTCTCTACAAAGAGCTTCTAAGTTTTGAACATCATTTCCTCCTCCGTGTTCAAGGCGAAGTACATGATCTACTTCAAACCAAGCTGGTAATTTTATTGAACATTTTTTGCATTTCCAGTCTTGCATTGACGCAACGTATTTTTTCTTGGTTTCACTGACAGAACGCTTTGTTCCTTTTCCACCAGATTTTAAAATACGTTTTTCTATACTTTGAACTGGATATCTTGGTGGATTTACATTTCCCATGAATGTATGATCATTATGATCTCTTGCTGTAAAATCAAAAATAGGAGATAGTATATCAGCTGATTTTTTATCAATTGGCATATATTTAATTGCATCATTTGCGTGCAACAATAATTTTTGTCCTCTTGTAGGATTATATCTATACAACAAAAGTAATGATATTCCTAATATAACATAAAATCCTATTTGCATATTCTTTTTATTTTTGTAGAAATAAGCTAGATATTTTCCATCGTGATATGTATTAAATATTAAAAATCCGATTACTATAATCACTATTAATTCGAACCTCATATAGTATTAAAATATTTTTAAATAATTAGAATATCAGATAGCTTTTCTTGTACATCTCGGGGATATAAATCAACGATCATTTTTAACAAATTTGATATGTGAGTATGATCTATTGGTTCTGTATCTTTTTCTATCACAATGGAAATCATTTCTATAAATATTTTGTAAATTACTTTATCTGTTTCCATAAGTGTTTTTTTATTTATATTGAGTAGTTCTATGATGTTACCAAATGAAAATACAAATCCCCAAATATCAATGTTTTTCAGATATACGTTATTGTAATATTTCTGGACATTGAATGTCTTAGATTCAGTGTATTCGTACACTATGTTTGTTAGATATGTGGTAATAATGGATGGTATTTCTTTATTATCGTTGTATATCGAACTACATATATATTTTATTGTTTTTATATGACCAGGAAATTCCTTGATAAACTCTTGTAAAAACTCTTCTATAAATGTAAATATTTGCATTTCTTTATCAGCAATACCAAGAGTATCGTCATACGATATTTCCAAAAAATCAGTATATGCTTCTAAAAATCTAAAGTTCAATAAAATACAAGAGTAGGGAATGTTGAATTGAAGAGGACGACTTGCAGCATTATCTTGAATCGCATCCTTTTTTTGAATAAACGCAGATCCCCAATCGATAAGCCTTGGTGTATTGTTTTTAATCATTACATTTTCTGATTTAATATCTCCATGATAAACATTCAGATTATTCATAGGAATGATACCATTTACTAGTAAATTATTCATAGATATAACTAATAATTTTATGTTTTCATTAGGATAGATGTGAAGTGGAGGTTTTAAATATTGTGATAATGTTACTCCAGCATCAGGCATTGAAATAACAGATAATTTTTTTATTTTTCGATTGATATTCTTTCTTGTAAATCCTCTTTTTTGAAGTGCTCCACATTTTTTGGTAAATCCAACCAAATCTTTTTTGCTTAGTTTTTCTGGAACACATTTTTCAATGTTGTATGTTCGAAAGTACATTTTATAATTTGGTATGTTACTTAGTATATCGTCAAACTGTTTTATAAGTTTGAATTCAGCGTTTGCGTTTCTTTTTGTCATTAATTTTGATATTTTTTTATCATTTGAATTATCGTTGTAAACATTTGTTTGTTCTTTTTCTCCTGAACAAGATAACTGTGGATCAAAAATACAACCATAACCACCAGAATTAATAACTTCACCTCCAATCATACTTATTATTACTATATATGAACATTAATATTTGTAGAAACAATATGTAATTATGATAAATATAATTAATACAAAAGCATATACAATATGTTTTTTCATTTTTTTCCATTTTATATTTTGAATATTAACTGGTTCATATGACTTGTAATATTCAGCATAAAACTTGGAAATGGATTTTTGTGGTTTTTCTAATTTCCTATTTATCTTATTGTGTATAAAATGTGTCCATCGAATAAAAGAATCTCTTGAATCAAGATAAGGAGATACTGGATATTTATCAATAAGCTTACTGAACGACACTGATATTTTTTTATCTGGAATGAAAAGAGAGAAGTTTTGAATAAACTCGTAAAACTTTTTCTTGATAACAGTATTCGGTTTTATTGGATATGCCATTGCGCACGTGTGTAAAAAGAACCAATAATGAGGTCCCCATATTCTTGGACTTAATATCATTACAGTGTAACAATATTTTAAGATTTTTGTTTAAACATAATTGCGAATGTTAATTTAATATTATGGAAAACAAAGTATATACAAATACCGATAATGCGAGACAAATACTAAAATCAGATATAAATAATGACGAAACAATTTTTTCAACTTCTACAATGACTTGTTGTAGTAATTGTGGGAAAATAGGTCATGTGTTTTATCAATGTAAACTTCCTATTACTAGTTATGGAATTGTTGCATTTCGAATAAATGATTCGCAAATACAATATCTTATGATAAGACGAAAAGACTCTTTTGGTTATATTGATTTTATTAGAGGAAAATATTCTTTGAGTAATGTGTTTCAAATTCAGAAATGTATTGATGAAATGTCTACTGATGAAAAAGAACGTATATTGAATACACCATTCTCTAGTCTTTGGAAAAACTTATGGGGAACAAACACACTTTCTCTATATAAATCTGAAGAAGCATCATCTTCTAAAAAGTTTGAAATACTTCGATCAGGAATAACTATAAACAACAAAGAAATAAGCATACGCACGCTTGTTGAAAATAGTGATACACATTGGAATGAACAAGAATGGGAGTTTCCAAAAGGAAGAAGAAATTATAAAGAAACAGATATTGAATGTGCAATTAGAGAATTTGAAGAAGAAACTGGATTTAAAAGAGAACATATCGATTTGGTGGAAAATATTATTCCATATGAAGAGTATTTTATTGGATCAAACTTCAAGGCATACAAACATAAATTTTACTTGGCAAATACCACTTTTTCAACAGATGATTTGACAAAGTTTCAAAAAACAGAAGTTAGTAAAATGATGTGGATGAATATAGATCAGTGTTTAAGCCATATACGACCCTACAATTTAGAAAAAAAGAAGATTGTTTCTAATATTGACAAAATGTTAAAAGAGTATAGTTTTTATTCGTAATATATACTAGTATGACTGACAATAGAATACAAAACAAGATTGTTCTAGATATTGGAAGTATTGATGATGAAAAATACAAATCTTGTAATTTTCAAACTTATACGTATGAACCATCTCATAAATGTAATAAGTTTTTGCTTAAAAAAGAGCTTATTGAAGCCAATATAGAAAATGAAAATGATGGAAATCCGTTATATCCTACATTAAATGATCCCAATTTTTCATTGAAAATAGCTAATAAACAAGAGTTTAGAGACACTGTTTATGATGGTGATATTTATGATATTGAAGAACGAGCAACAATGTTGGCTAATATAGGATTTGATGGCTTAAAACCACATCAGTTATTTGTTAAAAACTTTTTATCTTCACATACACCTTACAACAGTCTATTATTATATCATGGATTAGGAACTGGGAAAACTTGTTCAGCAATAGGTATCTGCGAAGATCATAGAGAATACATAAAACAAGGTGGAACATTAAAAAAAATAATTGTTGTTGCATCTCCTAACGTACAACTTAATTTCCGAAAGCAACTTTTTGATGAAACAAGAATTAAAAAGGTGAATGGGTTTTGGACACTTTCAGAATCTTGTGTTGGTAGTAAGTTGATTAATGAAATAAATCCAACAAACATGAAAGATCTTGAAAAATCTAAAGTAATTAGCCAAATAAACAAACTTATTAATGATTCATATCAGTTTATGGGTTACAGGGAGTTTGCGAATTACATTGAAAAAAAACAAATAGAGAACGTTAATCAAAGTCAGGATTATAAAGATCAAATAGCAAGAATGAAAAGAAATATTAAAAGCGAATTTGACAATAGATTAATATGTATTGATGAGGTGCATAATGTAAGAACTTCATTAGATGACAGTGAAAATAAAAAAATAGCTGGTCAATTGGCTTTTATGGTAAAAAGTACAACACATTTAAGATTACTTCTTTTATCTGGAACACCTATGTTCAACAGTTATAAAGAAATTATTTGGTTGTTGAACCTAATGAATATGAATGATAATCGTGGATTGATAAAAACATCAGATGTTTTTGATAAGGATGGAAAATTTATTGAAGGAGGAAAAGAGTTATTAATGAGAAAAGCAACTGGATACATATCCTATATTCGAGGTGAAAATCCATATAGTTTCCCATACAGAATATATCCGAACCTTTTTGATATTGAAAAAACATTTCAAGTTGTACAACGTCCTACTAGAACAATAACAAATAACCAATTAAAAGAAAATGAGATTAATACGATTACTAGTTCAAATATATTTTTGGTGAAAACGGGCGAATATCAAGAATTGGCTTACCATGTTATAATGAAAAATGTAAATATACAAAAATCAAACAATGAGAATATGGATAATGACAATGAAAATACTAATGATATTGACAATGACAATGAAGAATCTGAAACGAAAATAAGTTATACAAAGCTTCAAGAACCAATCCAGTCTTTAAATATTTCATATCCATTACAAATAAATTATGATAATGTTGTAGAAGCAATTGATCGTGGAACAGTAAATATCAAAGAAATTACTGGAACAAAGGGGTTGAAAAATACAATGAATTACATTGATGATAGAACAGATATAATGTTCAAAAAGGGTGATTTTGAATATAAAAAATGGGTTCAATCATCTGAACACGCTAATTTTTTATCTCCTTCAAAAGTTGGACGATACAGTGGTAAATTAAAACAAATAGCTGATTCTATTTTATCCTCTGAAGGTGTAATTCTTATTTATTCACAATATTTGGATGGCGGTCTTATACCAATTGCTCTTATGTTAGAAGAAATGGGTATTACACGTTATGGATCAAAAAGTAAATCTTTATTTAAGTCTCCACCTTATGCGCAAGTAAACTCAAAAAATCTTTATAAAATGGATGGTTCAAAAGATGCTACACCTGCAAAATACATAATGATTACAGGTGATAAACGTCTTTCATCAAATAATAGTGAAGAAATATCAGTTGCAACACAAAAAGAAAATACGAATGGTGAATTAGTTCGTGTTATACTTGTTTCTATGGCTGGGTCAGAAGGAGTAGATTTGAAGTTTATACGTCAAGTTCATATTTTAGAGCCTTGGTTTAATATGAGTAGAATAGAACAAATTATTGGAAGAGCGGTAAGAAATGATAGTCATAAAAATCTTCCATTTAGGAAAAGAAATGTGCAGATATTTATGTATTCATCCTTACTGAACGATCTTTCACAAGAGGCTGCTGATACAGCAATATATAGAAGTGCTGAGTTCAAAGCATTACAGATAGGTAGAGTAACAAGAATATTAAAGGAAATATCAGTAGATTGTTTTTTGAATTATCCACAAACGAATTTTTCAGAAGAAAAAATGAATCAAAAAGTAAACCAGGAGTTGTCTAGTGGTAAATTAATTAATGATTTTAGTGTTGGTGATAAAGCATTTACAATGATGACCGATTTTATGGAAGATGGAAATTATCAATGTAGTAACACAAAAGGAATACAAATGTTATCTGATATTGAATTACCTGTAAATACCACAACATATGACGAAAAGTTTATTATGCACAATACAGATAAAATAGTTCAAAAAATTAAAAACTTGTTCCGTGAACGATTTTTTTATACAAAAC